CGCGAAGCTCAGTTCCCCGACCTCGTCGCTGCCGCGTCCGGCCCGAAACCACCACCTACACCCGTCCCGGCACCGCCGGTCAACCTAGAGGACTACCCCGTGAACTTCATTCTCAGCGACAGCGGTGCCCTGTACCTCGTCGACACGATCTCAGGGTTCTTCGCGCAGAACGTCCCGAACGTCGATGCGCCCGCACCGCAGCTTCCCGTGATCACTCACAACGGCGCAGCCGCGTCCATCGCCGTCGCGTGCGGCCAGGTCCGCGCCCGCACCGCCTAACCCATGCTCGGCATCCTCATCCTGATCCTCGTCGTCCTACTCATCATCGCCATCGCCCGAAGGATCTAACCCATGCCACGACTCCCCGGCGCAGGCGCACCCCTCGCGCTCAACAAACGCATCACCATCCCCGACGGCGAAGGCGGCAGCATCCGCACCACCACCAGCCAAGCCATCATCCGCCACATCGAAACCACAGGACTCCGCCCCACCCTCTGCTCCGCCGCAGGCCAAGTCACCCGCGAACAAATCGTCAAATGGATCAACGACGCCAACCGCTACACACAACGAGCAGAACGCGGCCAACACCTAACCGAAAACGAACGAACCATCCTCAGATTCGCCACCGACTGCCACGCAGCCAAAGAACGCTGGATCACCCGCCAACTCGACACACACCGCTCCATCGCCGCCGGAGGCCTAACCACAGCCGAAGTCGTCGAAACCGTCGACCCCACCCAGCAAGGCCCGGACGGGCGCCCTCTCGTCGTGTCCCGACGGGTGAAGACGACCCGGCTGCTGCCCGACGCGCGAGCGATCGAATGGGAGCTTGCCCGGTTGGCGAAGGACGAAGGGTTCGCTGAGCGGACTGAGGTGACGGGCGCTGACGGCGGTCCTGTGGAGACGGAGTCACGCGAGGATCGCGAGGCCCGGTTGGAGGCGGAACTGACCGCTTTCCAGCAGGGCGTCGCCGCGGCGGAGGCGGAAGCTGCACGGTCGAACGGGTCGTCGTAGCTGTATACGAAACTCTGCCGGGCCGGGTAACGTATACGTTATGGGTAGGCCGAAGAAGACGGGCGAGGAACGTCAGGTCGTGTCGGTCCGGCTGCCGGTACGGGTCGTCGAGGAGATCGACGCTGCGGCGGCTCGGGCGGGGATGACCCGGACCGGGTACGTCGAGTCGAAGCTGTCGTTGGAGCACCGTCCGCGTGACCCGCTGCCGCTGATCGAAGTCCTCGCCGACGATCCGGGGACGTGTCCGCATCCGAAGAAGGACCGGAAGGTGTTCGGCTGGGGATCAAAGTGCGAGGCGTGCGGCGCCGTCGTCCGATAGGTACTGGACAGCCACGTACACCGGGTGTATGTTGGCGGTATGGAGAAGCCGATGAGCGCCGAAGCTGAAACCGAAACCGTGTCCGCCGAGTTCGCTGCCGTATGGCAGGCCGCGCTCGACGATCTCACAGCGACGCTCGACCTGACCGACCCCGACGACCGGGCACTCCTCCGCTCGTTCGTTGAGCGGATCACGAAGCGAGCGACGCTCGCCGCGATGAACGAGATCGCCGACCTGATCAGCGCGCCGCGGAGCCGGAGCCGCGCTGACGCGGTCCGCTCGATCTCCGGCCGGATCATCGAACGGAGCACACCGTGAGCCGTGCACCGGAACCGAAGTGGATGACCACGGCCCGCGTCTGGCGTGTCCCGAACCGCGAGCAGCACGGCTGTGACTGGTGCGGCGAGGACCGGCCGACAGTCTTCTCGTTCTTCGACACACAGGCCGACGCGAGGGACGCCGTGGTCTACGACCACCTCTTTGCAGCGGAGGCGTTCTGCTCGCTTCACTGCTGGGGCCAGGCGAACGGACGGACAGACCTGTGAACCGGCCGGGCGACTACTCGAAACAGCCGCGCCGCGGCGACACGATCGAAACCGGCCGCTACGGCGACGTCATCGTCCTAGCCGTCCACGACCGGGGACAGACACTCGAAGTCCAGTCTGTTCACGGGTACGTGACGATCACTCGCGCGCCGAACGGCTGCTGGTGGCGCGTCGGCCGTACTCAACAACCCAGCAAGGAGAACCATGACTGACGAGTCCTATCCCGCGAACCTCGCTGTCCCCGCGAGCCTCGCCGTCGTCGCGCAACGCATGACAGCGGACCCGCTCTACCCCGACATCGTCGTGACACCCGACTTCACGGTCACGGTACGAGCGAACCTCGACCCGGCAGTCGACGTCATCGCGGAAGGCGCAGCACCCGGCCCCGCCGTCGAAACCGACTACGACCATGTCCGAAACTGGGTGTACGGCATGATCCAGAACATCGGCGGCGCGCTCCCCGCAGGATGGTACATCGACGTCGAAGCTCTCCGCGAGACACGCGGCCAGACGCTGACACCGACAGTGGACCCGTCGCGGCCGGTCCCGAAGCCTGTGCTGGCACCGGACCGGATGGCCGCAGTCGAGCAGGCTGAATGCCAGTCGTGCGGGATGACGTTGCGGCGCGAGTCGGCGGACGGGATCTGGTATCACGTCCCCGACTGCGCCGACCCTCGCCCACCGAAGACACCGGAGGACGCACCGTGAAAGGCACGGTCATCACAAAGGTGGCGGGCATGATCGGCGTCAGGCTCACGGAGCCAGCGTCGAGTACGTGGCCCGGCGAATGGCCGGTCGAGGAGGGCGACACTGTCATCTTCGAAGTCGAGCCGGATGACGTTCGCATACCTCCTGCCGGTCAGGCGCAGACGTTGCCGCTGATTGACGGTGTGGTGTGGAAGCAGGTCCGCGACCTGAAAGAGGACGACGAGATCCCCAAGGTTGGCGTGATGAGGGCTGTGCGAGCGGGCGTTAGTAAGGGCGGCTGGACCATCATCAATTACGAGGATGCCGGTGGCCGCTTATGTGACGCCTGGCCTTCGGCCGCGTGGGTTCCTGTGCTGAAGCCTGTCGTGTACGAGCAGACACGACGGACCGCGAACTCGTTCATTGCTCACGATTGGCGGGAATCGACGCAGGGATGTGTCATTCAAGACGTCGAGTACGGCGAGGTTGTCGAACTGCGAGACGACCAGTGAGCGCCCGCGTTGCTCGCCTGTGTCCTCCCGGCAACTGGTATTACATCGCCGTTTGCGAACACTGCCGTTGGTCTGGCTTCTCATGGAAGCACCGAGCGTGGGCTAAAGGGGACGCCGACATGCATAACGATCACGGTCATCCCATGACCGAACAGAACGACGGTTCCCCTGTCGAACTGCGAGACGACCAGTGAGCCGCCTCATGTCCTGCTCACTTACTGCGGACGCGGTGATCGAACGTCGCAAGACGGTGACACGTCGTCTCGGCTGGAAGTTCTTGAAGCCGGGAGACACGCTCACGCTCTGCCGCAAAGTGATGGGCCGCAAGAAAGGCGAACCTCTCGACCGCTTGGCAGAGGTCGAGATCGTGAATGTTCGCAGAGAGAACTTATGGAACATCACCGACGAGGACATCGCCCGCGAATGCGTTCCCGTCGAACTGTTCGATGAGCATTACACGGACACCGGACTGCCATCTGTCGGTGCGTGGGTGCGATGGTTCGCGGAGGAAATGGATTGTGCCGTGGATGATCTTGTGACGCGCATCGAATGGCGCTACGTCGAACTGCGAGACGACCAGGTGAGCGCCCCCACTAACGTCCCGACCGTCAGATGTCTGTCGTGCGGCGACTGGGCGGAAGTCAGGCCCGATGGGCGACGACCAGTGAGCCGCGGTCCGTTTCTCCGCGGCGAGTAGCCTCCGGCCGTGCCCGATTATCCGATCCCCGCGTCGATCATCGCTGACGGCACCACACCGCAGGGACCACAGATCGCGGACTGGCTCCGCTCGATCCCGCCCGCCACGGCTACCGACCCGGCCGTCATCCGGTTCGCACCATACGGCACGTACTGCACCGACCAGACCGTCAACGGTGCACGGGAGCCGTACACGATCGAGGTGAAGGGACTCTCACGGTTCGAGATCCACGGGCAGGCATCAAGCCTGAACCGCATCGCTGCGGGCGGCGCACGCGACGACGCTCATCTCCGGTTCATTCACTGCAACTGGTTCTCGGTCCTCCACGTCACCGTCAACGGCGCCGCGCCGCGCACAGCCGGGTACATGTCGACGCTGGAAGCGCAGCACGGCCTCGACATCCAGTCGTCGCATCACGGCACGTTCACCGCCGTCACCATCGACGACGTATGGGGCGACAAGGCGTACCTCGGGTTCGACCGTCCTGGTGACACGCCGTGCGACACGATCGAGTTCGACTCCTGCGTCGGCGGCTACTCGCACCGCCATTCCGTCGCAATCACTGCCGCCGAGAACGTCCTGTCGCACGGCTGCGACTGGGGACGCTCCGCACGGTCCGGCGTCGACCTCGAACCGAACAGCACCCACGGCACGATCATCAACGTCCAGTTCGTCGGGGACACATGGGGCGCGCATCGTCTCAACTGGCTGGCGTGCGCGCCCGCTCACGGCAAGATCGACGGTGTCACGTTCACACGCTGCGCGAGCCACGGGTCACCGCTGTCCGTCGCGGTCCTCCAACGCGACGACACGATCCTCGGCGCGTTCACTGTCGAAGACTGCACGTCGGACACGTCGGGCGGCGGCAACTCGGGTGCGGTCATGAACTTCGGTGGCGTGACCGGCCCGATCCGGGTCGTCGGGAACCGTCAGCCGTTACAGACCGGCCGGGTGACGGGTAACCCGTACATGCACTGCGCCCGGTTCACGGGCTGCACCGGCCCGATCGTGTACTCCGGGAACATGCCACCCGACCAGAACCCATAGACACCCGTCCCGCATACCGCACGGGCCGTACACGGGCACACAGCGACCTCTCCGGGGCGTCTAGCCCACTACCCTGCCCGGCATGGCGCTCAGCGAACGGATAGCGGACCTCGACCCCGCGACGCTCCGCCTGTTCTCCTCGACACTCCCACCCGACGACCTCGCGTTCATCGAGGAGAAACTCTCCGACGTCACCGGGGAAGGCTGGCGTGTCGACCCGTCCCGCATGGCGGAACACTTCCACGGCGAACCGCTCGACACGTCGTGGCGGACACCGCCGCATGTCCGCTACCTCGCCGCGAAGTTCCGGCAGCTTGTCCTCCCCCGCACTGACCCGGCCGCGTCGAAACGGCAGATCTGGAATGTCCCCGGCCGCGCCGGGAAGTCGAGGCTCGGGTCGCAGTGGGGTCCGGCGTGGGCGCTCGACCGTTCCGAGGGCCGCGCCCGGATCATCGGCATCTCGTACGGCGACATGCTCGCCGATGAGAACGCTGACGCGGTCCGCCAGATCCTGCGTGCTCACCCGGACGAGTTGCGCTGCCAGCTACGCCCCGACCGGCAGCGGTTGGACAGGTTCGTGACGGATGCGGGCGGCGGGATCCTGTACTCGGGGATCAACTCGACCGTCACCGGCTTCGGCGCCGGGAACGGCGGCGGACTCATCATCGACGACCCGTTCAAGAACTGGCAGGAAGCCCACAGCGAAGCCCGACGCGACCATGTGTTCAACCAGTACCGCGGCACGCTCCGCAACCGTCTCGACGACGAAGAAGCGTTCATTCTCATCGTGCATCACCGTGTCCACGAGGACGACCTGACCGCCCGTCTCGTGGAGGAGATGGACCGCGACGACGAGTACGGCGACCGCTGGGACGTCACGGTGCTCCCGTCCCTCGCCGCGGAGAACGACGTGCTGGGACGCGCGCCGGGCGAACCGCTCGACCCGGACCAGTTCCCGCTGTCAGCGGTCATGAACCGGATCGCGTCGATGGGCACCTACCTCGCGTCGGGGTTGGAGTTGCAGCGGCCGACACCGGAGGAAGGCAACGACATCAAACGGCACTGGTTCACGATCGACGCGAACGTGCCGTCCCGGTTCGACGACTCACTGTCGTCGTGGGATACGACGATGAAGGACAAGGAGACAGGCGACTTCACCGTCGGACAACTGTGGGCGCGTGCCGGGTCGACGTTCTGGTGTCTCGCCGAGTTCCGCGGCCACTTCGACCAGCCGACGACACGGGCAGCGATCGCGCTCATGTCGATACGGTTCCCGTGGAACCTCCGCCACGTCGTCGAGTCCGCAGCGTCCGGCCCGGAAGTCATCGCGAAACTCGCGGCCGGGTCCGGTCCCGGCTACACGGTGTCCGACGTCGTCGCTGCTGCCCTGTCGATGACGACCGACGAGCGGGCAGCGGTGCAGGACATCCTCCGGACTGGGCTGCCGGGCGTGCAAGGCCAGACCGTCCGCGGCGACAAGCGTGTCCGGGCGCGTGCGGTCACACCGATCATCGAGACAGGGAACGTGCATCTCCCGGAGCACGCCCCGTTCGCCGCCGGGTTCCTCGACGAGGTGTCAGCGTTCCCGCGTGGCACGCACGACGACCGTGTCGACGCCATGTCGCAGGCGCTGTCGCGGCTGTGGGGGACGGAAGCGACGATCGTGGAACCGGAGATCCTGATCTCGACTCGGCTGCCGGGCATGACGTCCCGGTTCGCCAGCCCGGACTACGTCTGAAGAACCCCTGGACAGATGTGTGCACCGGGTGTACGGTGACGGTATGGAAACGCCGATGAGCACCGACATCAGGATCGAAGCGTGGAACCTCGGGCGGACGAACACCGCCGCTGAGTGCTACACGCGGCTAGAGCGAGGTGACACGGTCGCTGAGCGAGTGTTCGCAGCGATGCGCCGCAACGAGTGGGGCGTCGAGGCAGCGTGGAAGGACGGCCTACGGGGCGTCAACATCGAGACGACCGATTCCCGCACGGGCATCACCACAGCCCGCACGGGTCGCCGGGCACCGATGCCGGTCCGCCGCACGGTCAACGTCGCAGCGAACGGCGGGTCGATCTGATGAGCATGACCTTCGCTCAGGCCGAGTCCGGCAAGATCACGACGTGGTCGACCGTCGGCCGCACAGGCAAGACCCGCTGGGCGTACAGCCTCGACTTCACTGGCTGGTGGCCGTACGTGTCCGAGGCCCGCTACGGGTCGCAGCGCACCGCGCAGGCGGCAGCGGAGCGTGACCTGGCCGACACGATCTCGTACTGCCGTGAGGGCGCCTGAAAGAACCCCTAGACAGGAACGTACACCGGGTGTATGTTGAGTACATGGAGACGCCGATGGCACACCAGCACAACACGGATCCCGCAGCAGGCCCGGTCTATAGAGGTATGGAAGAGACAGGAACCCCGGAGGCAGAGGCGAGGTACACGCTGGATGCCACGAAGGACGGGCGTTACTTCGAGGATCACGGGCTCACCGCCGACCAGGTCGACGCAGCCCGGACCAACGCCGACCAGCTCGGGATCACGATCCTGAGCATCACCGAAGAGCGAGAGGTCGACCTGACCGATCTCGCACCGTTCAAGGGAGAATGAAGATGCTCGCACATGGTCACCGACGACCAGATGGTCGCCTGGGGGATCGTCACGGAGAAGACCGACAAGGTCGTCGGCACGAAGATCATCATCCGGCCCGGTATGCACTGGGGCCAAGCGGTCCATGCAGCCTGGTGCGCCGGTCACGTCCGGATCTGCTCGCCTGAGCCTGCTGTCCGAGCGAACCGTCGGATGAGCGACGCTGCCCGCGCCGAGTCGATCGCATGGGTCGCAGCGCACCGCCGGGCAGCCTGAACTTCCACTGGACACACCCGTACACCGGGTGTATGTTGAGTACATGGAGAAGCCGATGAGCACCACCGAGACCAAGACCTGCACCGTCCGTGACAGTGAGTTCCCTGGTGACTGCGGCCAGCCCGCCGTCGCCAGTGGCACGAGCCGCACCGGGTTCAAGTGGGCCGAGTGCGCTGAGCACGCCGACGATCCCCGTTCTATGACCGCTAGCTCGGCGTCGTCCGCAGCGGCCTTCATGATCGGTGACACGGTCATCGTCCGACACGCCGGAGTAACCAAGCCTGCGACGGTCACGCATGTCGGCCGGACCCGGATCACGGTTGAGGTCGCAACGCCGCACTCGCGGAGCGGTCGCCCGACGATGCGGATCACGGTCCCGATGACCGAGGTGAAGTGATGACCACGGACGAGACGGGCGAGCAGTTGTACGTCGATGACCCGATCATCGACGTCGCGACCGGCAAGCATGTCCACGTCATCTCGCTCGACGAGGCACGCGGGAAGGTGCTCATGTCGACGGGTGTGACGACCCGCTGTAACCGTGTCCGCTACAACCCTCTCGGCCGACAGCGGCCGAGCTAACCGAAGGAGAACCCGATGGGAACCACGAAGCACCCCGACATCAAGGTCGTGCTGGTAGGCACGGACGGGAACGCGTTCAGCGTTCTCGGGAAGGTCGCGGCGGCGCTCCGACGCGCTGGCCACGGCGACGAGGTCGAAGCGTTCACGGCCGAGGCCATGAGCGGCGACTACGACCATCTCCTGCGGACAGCGATGCGCTGGGTGACCGTCTCATGATGATCAGCCGCTACGAGGCAGAACGGTGGCGCCAGCTATCCGACGAACTGCGCGGGCAGCGGGAACGGCTCGCAAGCCTGAACCCGCGGACCCGAGCGGAGTGGCAAGCCATCGACGCGATCGGCGGGGCGGAGCGTGCGCTGTTCAGCGCGTTCGCGAACGTCGAGCGTGAGTACGTCCCCGAACTCCCACTGGACAGCCACGTACACTAGGTGTACGGTTGGCGGTATGGAGACACCGATGAGTGACTACGACGAGGACCTGACCGACGAGGAGTGCATGGCCCGCTGGACCGCGGACCGGCGTTGCACGATGAATGGCGGCTGGGGTCGGCACATCATGGACCCGGCCGTGCGGATCGGACCGTGCCACTGCTTCGATGATGCGGGCGCATGAACACCACCCGTCCTGCACCGAAGAACGATGGTCGCTGGCACGGTGTTCAGCCCGTGGAAGCCCGCGAGGCTGGCCTGCGGTGGACGGGACATCTACCGGGCGACTTGAACACGGTGCATGTGTCCCGGCGCGGCTGGCGCGGAAGGTGGGCGCGATTCAATGCTGACGCCCGCGGCGGACGCGGCGGCTGGGAGTACGAGACCTGCGTGGACTTGCATCGCAAGCGGAGCGCGGCGATCACCTGCGGTGAGAAGTTGGCGCGCCGCTGGAACGCGAAAGAGTGTCTGAAGTGAGCCTCACCGACGAGGCTCTCGACGTGCAGGTCGAGCTTCTCCGCTGGTTCCACTCGGAACCCGGTGTGCGGTACGCGCAAGCGGAGTGCGACCTCCTGACCGGCGGAACGTTCGAGGCGTACCGCGACGGCCGAGGTAACCCTGTCGGCGGCGGCGAGTTCTTCCGGGCGATCCTCCGGCAAGGCGCTGCCTACGCGGTGTCCAGCGACGTGGTCGCGGTGATCGACGCGGCCCGCGAGACGGTCCCGCCGTTCCCGCTGCACGCTACGGACCTCCCGACCGAGGACGGGTTCGTGTGGTTCGAGCAGGCGATCGTGATGTGCGACGACACGCCGGACGCGAAGCCGATCGTGACGCACGGCTTGTCGTGGTTCACGATCCGGGACATGCACGGCGAGAGCGGACTGGTGATGCTCGGGTGGACGAACCCGACCGATCCCCGCGACCACGCCGCGCAGTCATGGACCGGCGACGATGTTCTGACCGCCGCGGGGATCCGGCCTCCCCGCGGGATATGGGCGATGATCATCGGGATCTGGCATTTCGATGAGGAGCCGCAGCCGTCGCAGGCGTTCCGGCTGCTGTCCACGTTCCTCCGGTTCATCAACGAACCGTGGCTCTCGGATGAGACAGAACGCCCGTCCCGTGCGACGGGGCGGAGAGCGGCCAGGGAGCAGCTAGACAGCCCGGTGCGGGTGATCCGCCTGCGGCGTAGCGGGAACCACTCGGAGGGCGGCACAGGCGATTCCAGCGTGGAATGGTCGCACCGCTGGATGGTGACCGGCCACTGGCGGAACCAGTGGTACGCGACGACCGGGCAGCACCGCCCGAAGTGGATCCCCGCTCACGTCAAGGGACCGGCAGATAAGCCGCTCGTCGTGAAGGAGACAGTGTTCCGGGTGGACCGTTAGATCCTGCGCCGGGAGATCACGTACAGGAGCAGCCCGAGCGCGAACACCGCGAGGCCGAGTCCGATCAGCGGCGCGACGTCGAGGCCAGTCCGAGCGAGCGGGACGGTCGTGACAGTCGGGGGCGTGGTGGGCGGCTGAGTGCCGATCGTGGTCGCCGCGAGCGTGGTGCTCGTGGTCGTGCTGCCCGGCTGCGTGGTCGTCGTCGGCGCGCTGGTCGTCGTGTCCGGCTGAGTGGTGGTCGTGTCACAGGCGGGCGGCACGCACTGCGGGTTCGTGACCGGCACCGTCGTCGTCCCCTCCGTCGTCGAGGTAGTCGCCTCCGTGGTCGACGGCGCGGTCGACGTCGTCGCTTCGCTCGTCGTCGTCGGCTGTGTGGTCGACGTGGTCGCCTCGGTCGTGGACGGCGAGGTCGTGGACGGCTGCGTCGTCTCCGTCGTCGCCTCCGTGGTCGAGGTCACCTCAGACGTCGTACTGGCCTCTGTGGTGCTCGTAGGCGCGCTCGTCGTCGTTGACGGCTGCGTAGTGCCTGTCGTGCCTGTCGTGGACGTGGACGGCTGTGTCGTGGACGGGTACGTCGTCGTCGAATGGTGATACGTCGTGGTCGTCGTGCCGTACACGCCGCGGCACCACGCGAACGCAGGCCCGGCACCGCCGATGAGGATCACGGCCGCGACCGCGAACGCTGCGAGTACGAGGAGGCTCCGACGGCGTTCTGTCATGCCGCCACGGTACTCCCGCCGGGTAGCCGCCTAAACTTTCCGCGTAATCCCTGGTCAAAGGGGCTGGACAGGATCGTGCACCGGGTGTACGTTGTTGTTTGTAAGCGCATAGCAGCCACCGGGTGCGGGTCGCAGTGACGTCCGCAGCAGCCCCGGAGGCAGCGAACAAGGACTTCGGACCCGTGAGGTGCCCTCGCGAGTACGCCAGTGAAACGCCCTACGGCGAGATAGCTCCGGTCAGGAACATCGACCGGATGAGCCTCGACTCATGAAGGTGGTGGAGGCCGAAAGGTAAGGGGAGCGAAGCGGGAGAACGTCCGAAAGTGTGTACGCGGCGAGAACCGGGGAGTGGCCACGATCCGGGGGAGGAAGCGGAAAGCGAGTACGGCGGCCGGACTAGGCGACGGCGCCAGCAGCGGGTAGCTCCCGAGGCTGGCGCCTCGCCGCGTTTACGGGTCATACACACCGTCGGGGTAGTGGGCTACCCTGTCGGTCATGCGACAGATCCTCAGCAAAGGCGTCGTCGACTCTCCCGGCTTTCTCCACTCGAACGTCACCGTCGAAGTCATCAGCGACGACGACGTCAACATGGAAGCCACGGTCAGGTCGAAGCAGGGCGTCATCCTCGAAATACTGAACGGCCCGTGGACCCGCGAGGGCGACGCGTTCGTGATCCAGACTGACGCCGGGCAGGCTGTGATCAGCGTGCAGGTCGGCGGCTGCGGCTGCGGCGGGTCACTGTCGACACCGAAAGCGATGGACGGCGCGGCACCCGGCCAGGGCTACCTTCCGTGACCGACAACGGCGACGTCCCCGACCTCGGCGCTATCCGTCGTGCCCGCCAGGACGCCGGACTGTCCGCGGACCCGCCGATGCAGCCGCTGTCCGCGCTCATGGGCGCAGCGTTCAACCCGGCACCGTTCACGTACCGCGTCGTGAAAGGCGCGACGGCGGTGTCGCCGTGCGTGTACCTGATCGTCGAGACAGCGGTCGGCCGGTTCGCGGTCGCGATGGACCGCGATGAGGCGGTAAAGATGGGCGGACTGCTGATCGAGGAGGCGTCCGGCCTCGTGGTGCAGCCGTGAGCACGTACACGGCGGTCATGGTGACAACCCCGATGACCGTGGATCCCACAGTGGCCGGGCAGTTGGACACGTTCGATGAGGTGTGGGCGTGCCAGGTGGTGACACCGTCGGGGACGTGGAAGTTCACGCTCGACGGCGCGGTCATCCCGCCACGCGATGACAGCGACGTCACGGATCTCGTCAACCTGCTCACGCCCGTGACTCCCGCGCCGAGGTACGAGTACCAGTGGTGCAACGTCGCGGCGATGAGTCTCATGGAGGAAGGCGCTTCGGGCTGGCGTGTCGTGCCCGGCATCTACCGCAGTGGGGACTACGTCGACACGGTCCTGATGGAACGCGTTGTCGCACCGGAGCCGTACGTCGCGCCGGGCGTAGCACCGCCGCTCACGGCCGCTGACCTTCGCGAGGAAGCCGCCCGAAAGAACAAGTGGCAGCCATGAGCGCCGTGACGTACATCGGGAACTTCAAGCCTCAGCACAGCACCGAGAACGAGATCCTCCGCGCGCTGAACGCTCTCGGCCATGACGTAACGATCGTGCAGGAGGACGACGAACTCGGCTGGCGGACACTCATCTCCCGAGTCCACAGCACCACGTCCCTGCCGGATGTGGTGCTGTGGACTCGTACTCGTTCCCTGTCCGACCAGATCGACGAACGGTTGCGCTGGGACACGCTCTACGCGTGCTCTGAACGGGGCATCCCGACGGTCGGCTACCACTTGGACCGCTGGTGGGGCTTGGACCGCGAAGCCGAGATCGCGTCGGACCCGTTCTTCCGGGTGTCGCTGCTGTGCACCGCCGACGGCGGACACGACGAGCAGTGGAAGGACGCGGGGATCACGCACGCATGGTTCCCGCCCGCCATCAGTGAGTTCGAGGTCGGCTGCGGCACGCCGGTCGACGAGTACGCGTGCGACGTCGCGTTCGTCGGGTCATGGCAGGGCTACGGGCACGCCGAATGGTGGCCGCATCGGGAACGGATGCTCGACGCAGTGTCCGGCTGGTACGGTGACACGTTCCGCTGCTTCCCTGAGCCGGGCTGCCCGCGTGTCACGGGCATGGACCTCGCGGACCTGTACGCGTCAGCGAAGGTCGTCGTCGGAGATTCGTGTCTCGTGCCGGGCGTGGACGGCGTGCCGGTCGGGCGGTACTGGTCGGATCGTGTACCGGAGACACTCGGCCGCGGCGGTCTGCTCGTCCACCCGTGGGTCGAGGGGATCTCGTCGATCCTGCCGACGTACTTCAACTATCCGCTCAGTGACATGGACGCGCTGCACGAACGGATCGAGATGGTTCTCGGTTGGACGGAGGATCAGCGATCAGGCGTGCGGGCTGCGTGCGCGCAGCGGGTAGCGGAGCGGGACACGTACACGGTGAGGATGAAGCAACTGTGGAACCTCCTCGGCCTGTGAAGCATGAGCGGCTGACGTGCAGGGACTGTGCGTACTTCTACGACCGGGCTGTCGCCGCCGGGCCGATGACGACAGCGGGTGAGTGCCGCCTGAACCCGCCGATCATCGACCGTTCGTCGTCGGTGTGGCCGGAAGTCGAGAGCAACGACTGGTGCGGCCAGCTTGTACTCACCCTTCGGAATCGCGAGGCGAGGCCAGGACCGCCGTGACTGACCGGCCGATCCGCTACGTCGCGGACGCAGCGTCACCCGCAGCGCAACGCGAACGCGACTGGTGGGACACCCACACGTCCGACGAGTTCGTGTGGGGCGCAGACGGCGACGGTGTCGCGGCGTGCTGCGCGCTCATCGCCGCCGGGCTACACATCGAACCGGGACACGAAATATTCGACCTCGGCTGCGGACCGGGACGGCTGCTGGTACCGATGGGCCGCGCGTACCCGGAGGTCGCGTTCACCGGGTTCGACTCGTCGCAGGCGATGATCCACCGCGCATGGTCCGGCTGTTACAGCCCGACCCGTAAAGCGGAACTCACCGACGGCCGCTCCATCCCCGCCGGAAACGAATCGTTCGACGGCGGCTGGTGCGTGCTCGTGTTCCAGCACATCGACACGCTGACGCAGTACGGGTACATCTCCGAGGTCGCGCGGGTGCTGAAGCCGGGCGGCAGGTTCGTAGTGCAGGTCGACGCGTCACCGACGCCGGAGCACGGCGACGCGTTCCTGTCGCACACGACCGACGTGGACCGTCTCGCTGACTGGGGTGTCGGCGTCGGGCTGGACACGGTCGACGTGCTGACCGGCGAGAAAGCGTGGCAGCACGGCCAGCCGGGCGTGTTCGAGCAGTGGGCGTGGATCTACCTTCAGAAGGAGAACTAGCGATGACTGATGACCCGATCCCGATCGCAGAGATCCAGGCGACAGCCGGTCCTGTGCACGGCTGGCCTGCACCGCCGGTCGCGTACACGCCGTACGAGCCGCCGGTAGGCGAGATCCCGCCGATCTCGAAACCGCCGAAGCCGAACTGGTCGGTCGTCTCGCTCGTCGTCCTGTCGGTCGCTCTCGTCGCGGCGTTCGCCGTCATAGCCGTCGAGCACGGCAACACGGCAACGCAACACGACCACGCCGTCTCGCTCTCATCGTCGCTCTCCGATACACAGTCGAGCCTCTCAGCGACGTCCGATGATCTGACGTCCACGAAGCATGACCTCACCGGGGCGCTCGCTCAGGCCGACGCCGCGCAGCGGAACTCGACGCAGGCGCACGCAGCGGGACAGCTACTCGACCAGTGCGTGCAGGACGTCGGCGTGTTCCTTCAGGACATCTCCGTCGAACTGTCGACGTACACGGAGGATCCGGCGGTGACGGCGGAGAGCACGCGTGTCGGGAACGAATGCTCGGAGGCGCGGCAGGCGTTCGCGTCGCTCGGATACGGCTCGTGAGCGAACGGATCATCAAGTCGAGCGACGGGACACTGTGCCTACTCCACGACCAGATCATCGGGTTCCGCCTCGACATGTTGCCCGGCACGTTCCGGATCATGGCGGTCACGAACGGCGGCGCGGACGTGTACGTCGAGCACTTCAACCCGGTGCATGTGACGCCTTACGATCCGGCGGGGACGAAGCCGCTGCCGCGTTCGCCCGAGGAAATATGGGCGCAGCGGGAAGCGGAGACGACGCTGGCACGCGAACTCGCCGAAGGGCGGCTCCGCGAACTGACGGACATGCTCGCTGCTGTGCCGGACCCGGAGCCGATGCTGATCCGTGGTAGCCAGGCCGCGCATCTCGCGTCGAAGGCCGTCGGCTACGAGTACCACTTCCGTGATGTCGACTCGATCATCGTGGACGCCGTGTTCGAGTCCGGCTACAAGATGGAAGTCGCGCGCATCGACCACATCCCGCCTGGCATGGACGATCCCGCTGCGACCGCTGCTGCTGCTGCTGCCATCTTCGAGGCGGCGTACGTCGAGAGGATCAGAGAGCCGTGACTGAGATGCTGCCCACAACGATCAACGATCGGTGGACGCTGCTGCTACCAGAGCACCGTCACGCGCGAACCGAATGGCCAGTGTGGGAGAAGGAACGGCTCGCCGCTATGCACGACGTGATCGCTCCGCAGACGATGCGTGAGCAGTTGTACAGGTTCTGTTACGACGCTGAAGGGCCGGTCGTGGATCCGCCGGAACTGCCGCGGCATGTCGTGTTCGACATCGGTGCCGAGGAGGGCGACTTCCCGGCACTATGGGCGTCATGGGGCGCTGACGTCGTGATGGTCGAACCGAACCCGAAGGTGTGGCCGAACATTCGTGCCATCTTTGACGCGAACGGTCTACGGGACCGGGTGCGCGGCTGCCATGTCGGGTTCGCTGGCGACGAGTGGCGTGCGGGTAGCTGGAATCCGCAGCCGGGCGGGAACGACGACCGGCCCGACGACGTGTGCGGTGACTGCGGGTGGCCGCGCTGCGCTCACGGCCCGGTGATCGGCGATCACGGGTTCCTCGTGCTACCGGAACGGCCGGAGGTGCCAGTCACCACGATCGACACGCTGGCAGCGGACTACGGCGACCCGACGGTCATCACCATCGACGTCGAGGGCGCCGAACTGACGGTCCTCCGCGGCGCGCATGTGACGCTGAAGGAGGCACGGCCAGTCGTGTTCGTGTCCATCCACTTGGATTTGCCGTGGATCGACGAGAAGTACCCCGGCGACACGGAGGAACGGGTGTACGCGTACATGAACGGTCTCGGGTATGTCGGCACGGAGTTGGCGGTCGACCATGAGAAGCACGTTGAGTTCCGTCACGTCACGGTCGGCCAGTGATCCTGCTGCTGCTGTTCGGGGTCGGCGTGTGGATGATGGTCCACAACGGCCGCAAGATGCGACGGCAGCGCCACAAGCGGTGACCGCCATCCACGCCTGACCGACGCGGCAATGCCACGATGCGGACCGTGGACGAGGACGAAGCAGCAGCGCGGGACTACTTCGACCGGGACAACGTGTCACCGCTCAGACCCCGCTCGCTGCACCCGGCAGGCACGGCTCGACGTGAACCGTCACCGTCGCCCGTCTCGTACGCAGTGTTCTTCGCCGGATGCGTCGCGGCGGGCGTCGTCGGCGCTGTCGTCGTGCACCGGATCATGCGGTGAAGTTCGTCGCGATCCTCCCGTCGATCTACGAGCCGTGGACGGACGTGTGCATCGCGAGCATGGGCCGCCCGTTCCGCGACAACCTCGAAGTGTGGGACAACACCGGACACAACCGCGGCGTCGCGGTCGCGTGGAACCACGGTGTGACGATCATGCGGGCACGGGAAGCGGACTGGCTGGTGATCGTGTCAGCAGGAATGCGGTTCGGTCTCCCCGGCGGCACGGACTTCCTCGTCCACCTGTCGGAGGCGGGGAAGGGGACGTGGGCGGCGGAGGCAGGGTTGCAGCCGCACCGGCCCGGCCACGGCTTCGGGTGGCATCTGATCGGGATCCGGTCCACGACGTTCGACCGGGTCGGCGTGTTCGACGAGAACTTCTTCGCGTACTACGAGGACAACGACTTCGGGCATCGGGTGCGGTGCGCGACACCGGAGTGGGAGCCTGGCCCGGATCCGTTGTGGCCGAAGGTCGACCCGGTCGACGCGACGCTGGCGGGGTACGCGCACGGGATCCGGCTCGGCGGCGCAGTGTCGGACCCGAACATCGGCGCCGGTTACTACAGGCGAAAGTGGGGTGGACCTCCGTCGTGTGAGGAGTACATGACTCCGTTCGGCGGATCGCACGGGTTGGACTGGTGGCCGGACCCGTACCGGCAGCCCGCCCGCTAACAAATCCGGGGTTCCCTCTGGACAGAGGCGTACACCGGGTGTACGTTGAGTACATGGAAAAGCCGATGAGCACGCAAGCGATCGACGGGAAGACCCTCACGCCGATCACCGCTGACAGCCTCCGCCCGCTGGTGGGCCAGAAGGTCACCCTGCTGATCGACGGTGAGATCACGGTGCGGACGATCACGGTGGACTCGACGCCGGACTCGCTCGGCTACCCGATGGAGCAGTTCCTCGGGCTGGCGATCAGCCGGTCACGGCTCCTGGCGACCTCGACGGCGAAGCGGGACTTCAGCCTCGGCGGAGCGATCGTCGGATGAGTGCGAACGAGCCGATCGACGCTGTGCTGGACGCCGTCGCTGAGGCGCTGTCCGATCAGCCTGCCAGCCCGTCACGGATCGCCCGGAAGGCATCCACAGCGGACGCGAAGATCTCGACGACCGACGCTCACGCCGCGCTCCGCTGGCTCGTCGAGCACCAGATGGCCGTCGCCGTCGGTAACGGCGCGTGGGCCAACTACCGGGAGCGCCGCTTCGGTGAGCGCACCTGAGATTCCCCTGGACAGACCCGTACACCGGGTGTATGTTGTGGATATGGAGACACCGATGAGTGATCAGACACCCGCCGAGATCGACGCCGAACTCGCCCGCCTCTGGCAGGACGAGCAGAAGGCCAAGGCGTACGCAGCGTCCTACCGGGGACATGCCACCAAGCTGAAGGACGCCAAGTACGCGGTCATGGCCGACGAGTACGACGCCAAGGCAGCGGACCTCCGCAGCCAAGCGGCACCGTTCGAGGCCGAGTTCCGCCGCCGCGGCGGCTGGCTCCGTTACTTCCTCGTGCAGAACGGGAACGGCCACGTCCACCGCGGCATGGACTGCTCGACCTGCTACATGAGCACTCAGTTCTCGTGGCTGATCGAACTGGCCGACTGTGACGAGGCCGAGATGATCGTCGAGTTCGGCGAGAAGGCGTGCACGGTCTGCTTCCCCGACGCTCCGGCGAATCCGGCGTTCCACGCTCCCGGCCGACGCGACGCCGGAGCGATCGCAGCCCGCCAGGCCGAGAAGGCGGAGAAGGCGGCAGCGAAGGCAGCGAAGGCGCTCCCCGGCGGTCCGGTGGAGGGCAGCTACTCGACGGTGACCACGAAGGTCGCAGCCCGGAACGAACTCAGTAGCGCAGTCCAGTCGTACGGTTTCTACGGTGCGTCGAGGGATTACGAGGGGATCGCCCGCCGGATGATCGAGGCGCTCGCCGGGACCGAGATCGACACGGCCACGGTGATCGAGCGGGCAGCGAAGAAGGCGCTGAAGGACGGCGGGACGCACGACATCCGGAAGGCGCTCGCAGCATGAGCGCCGCTGACCGGCTCTCGGCGCTCCGTGCGGCGATCCAGACGGCGGAGGACCGGGCGGAAGCGTGGGAGGCGAAGGGCGGACCGATCCGGCTCCGCAAGGCAGCCGCCGAACGCGAGCACGCCCGCCTGTGGCGGATCGAGCTAGCAGCCGCCGAGGGCACGGAAGCCTCGTAGGGGCGCCTAGATCGCCGTGTAACGCCCTGCGGGCTGGCGTGCGGGTATCCGTCGGCGGGAACCCGCACCCGGCAAACATGGCGATATGAGAGTCAGCCGCCGTTCCGCCCTCCTCGCCGCTGTAGCCGTTCTCGCCGCGGCGGTCGCGGTCGGGTCGCTCACGGAAGGCACCGCTGGTGCCACGCCCGCCTACGTGCAGGGCACCGCAGTCGAAGCCCGCACAGGGACGACCGCGTCCGTGTCCTTCGGCGCGCCGGTCACACCCGGCGATCTCGTCGTGGTCTACTCGACGTGGGACAACAGCGGCGCAGCGGCAGTGTCCGACTCGCAGCACGACACGTTCCCCGTCGCCGCCGCACAGCAGCCGTGGGCGCACGGCTCCGGGCAGGTCTGGTACACGATCGCTCACGGCGGCACGACCGCAGTGACGGCCACGTTCGCGACCCCGGTGACGCAGTTCGGTCTGGTGTACGTGATGGAGTACAGCGGCGTCGACCAGGCGGTCCCGTTCGACACGTCCCGGTCAGCGTCAGGCGGAGGCGCGGCGATGTCGTCCGGTGTCGCGACGACGACCGGCCCGGACCTCGTCGTCGGCGCTGGCGCATCCGACAACACCGTCACCGCGAAGGCGTCCAGCTACACGTCCCGGTCGCTGGCGTTCGGGAACATCATCGAGGACACCCGCCTCAACAACGCGGGGACGCCCGTCGCGACCGCGACGCAGAACGGGTCGTCATGGGTCATGCAGCTAGCCGCGTTCCATGCCGCACCGGCAGGCACGACCACGAGCACAGCGACGACGCAACCGTCCACGACGTCCACGACGGCCACGACGCTGCCGACGACTACCACCACGCAGCCGGGCAGCTTCACGCCGGACTCCTGCGCGTTCACGACGTTCTGCGATGCGTTCCAGACACTGAACCCCGGCGGACGGAGCGGCGACCTCGACGAGACGAAGTGGTCGTTCTCCCGTGTCCAGCAGAACACGAACCCGACGCAGGGACTCGTCAACAACTACGCCCCTGTCAACGCCGACTTCTGCATCACGAAACAGGTCCGCCTCGCGGACAACGACAGCTTCATCTGCGGCGCCCAGTTCGGTGAATCGAATCACTGGATGGAGGCGATGAACGACAACGAGCAGTACGCCTCGCAGGGCGCACGGATCCTTCAGCCGTTCGACTTCGCCAACCGCACCGGGACCATCGACTTCAGCGTTGACGCCAAGAGCGAGGGGACGCACTCGTCGTGGCCTGACATCTTCATCGCCGCCGACCCGGTCCAGCAGCCGCACGAAGACTTCCCCGGCACGCACATCTACCCGCGTGAGGGCGTCCAGATCTCGCTCAACGCCGACTGGTGTCCCGGCCAGTACACCGGCAACAAGGCGACACAGACCTTCACGTCGAACGCCGTCCGAGACATCAACGTGTACGACAACTATCAGGAGAGCCAGTCGAACGATCACTCGTCGTCGTGCTTCTCGACGGCGCCGGACATGGCGAACCACTTCCAGATCCGCATCTCACAGACACGCGTCGAGGTGTGGGCCTCGAACGACGACGGCTCGAACTTCTCGCTCCGGCTCGCCCGCAACGTCAACCTCGGGTTCACCCGCGGCTACGTGTCCTTCGAACACGCGCAGTACAACGCCGACAAGTTCAACGACATGAACCCGACGACGTACCACTGGCACGCCATCAGCTTCGACGGTCCCGTGCTTCCGCTGGATCGTGACTATCAGGTCCCCGACGCGCTGGTGCCACGCCCGGACGGGACAGTGAACCTCGGCTACCAGACGCCGACGCAGACGTTCTCGCTGCCGGGCGGTAACCCGTCGGGCGCGTCGAAGGCGTACGTCACCGCGAACGTGTACTGGTACTCGTCGCCGCTCGCGCTCACCGTCACCGTGAACGGTCACGCGTACACGGCTCCCGCGCCTGATCCGAACACGAATCAGGATCCGTTCGGGGTCAGTCACCGTTACCAGTGGAGCTACATCCTGCTGCCCGTGAACCTGGCGGATCTGGCGGCGGGGACGAACACGGTGCAGATCGCGAACACGGGCTGCTCGGATCAGTGCCCGACGGTCGCGAACGTCGACTTGGAGGTCGTCCCCGGATAAGGGACTGGACAACGGTGTGCACCGGGTGTACGTTGTGGGCATGGAGCGCACAGCCAACACCAGCAGCGGGAACTTCCCGCAGAAAGGGGACACCATGTCCTTCTCAGTGCAGGCCGCTTGCCCCATCTGCCGCGAGGCGGTCGTCGAGACGACCGATCCCGGCTTCCACGCCTGCCAGGTCGAAGTCCCGACCTGTCCCGGCTGCCGGTTCGAGTCCGGCATCACGTCGGCCACTGTCCGCCGGACAGCGTTCATGGCGCTGATCGGCATGGCAGCGAAGCCGGAGACGGTGCTCATGCACCGTGACGGTCTGGTGGCGTTCGGATGAGCGCCAAGTTCATCGTCGTGTGCGACGACTACCGCATCGAGTGCTCGACGTTGGAGCAGGCGGAACGGCGGCTCGCCGAGATCGAGCGCGCCGGTCACTGCCGCAACGAGCATCAGATCAAGCCGGTCGGGTAGGCGGCTACCCTGCCCGGCGTGATCCCGGTCCTGTGGACGACGTTCCATCCCGACGCGCCGTGCCGCGGCTACTGGGATCAGGGTTGGCTTGAACGTGTCCTATCTGGCCGGGTGCGGCGCACACGCCACGAGTTCGAGTCGGTCGAGGTGCGTTCGCCTGCACACTGGCCGCATCCAGAGATCGGCGCTGTCGTGGTGCTCCCTGGCAGCTACAACGCTGACCGGATCGCTGAGGTCAACGCGTTCATCGACCGCCTGTCGTGGGCGGTCCTGTTCATCACTTCTGATGAGGAGTCGCTGTTCCCGGTCGAGCAGCTACGTCACCCGCGGCTCATCGTGTACGTCGAGCCGGACATGGAGCGCCTGTACGACGACGGCGTCCGGTTCCTCGGGATGCAGTGCAAGGCCGACACGCATGACCTGCTCGCTGAACGGCAGCCGGAGATGGCGTACCGGAAGGTCGACGTGTTCTTCGCCGGGCAGGTGACGCACGCACGCCGGGAGCGGTGCGCTGACGCGGTGCTGGACGCACGCCGGTACGGGCTGTCCGTGGATCAGGTGTTCACCGAGTCGTTCACGGCGGGACTGCCACGCGAGGAGTACCTGACTGCGCTGGCGGGCGCACGGGTCGCGCCGTGCCCGTCCGGTCCCGCGATCGTGGACTCGTTCCGGCTGTGGGAAGCGTTAGAGGCCGGGTGCGTGCCGGTCGCTGACGCCCGGAGGGAAGGGTCGAAGGAGGGCTACTGGCAGCGTGCGTTCGGTGACCCGGCGTTCCCGATCCTCGATGACTGGTCAGAGTTCCCGCTGGTGGCGCGCCGGATCGTGGACAACTGGCCGTCGGACGCGAACCGGGTGCAGGCGTGGTGGCAGCGGTGGCAGCGTGACTTCACCGTCTCGTTGGACGACACGATCGACCGTCTGTCGGGTGTGGGCACGCCGGTCGCGCTGGCTGACCTGTTGACGGTGATGGTGCCGTCGTCACCGATCGAGTCGCACCCGTCGACTGCGGTGCTGGACGAAACGCTCGACTCAATCGAGGAGCGCCTGCCGGGTGTCGAGGTGATCGTCGGGTTCGACGGTGTCCGCCCGGAGCAGGCCAAGTTCGTAGGCGTGTACGGCGAGTACGTGAACCGTGCGCTCACCGGGTTCTCGTTCGGCCGCGGGAACGTGACGCCGGTCGTGCTGCCGGAGTGGGGTCACCAGGCGAACGTGACGAGGGCGATGCTCGATCTGGTGCGGACGCCCGTGGTGCTGTTCGTAGAGCATGACTGCCCGTTACAGGGCGACATCCCGTTCGACGCGCTCACGGGCCTTGTGGCGGCCGGAGAAGCGAACGTGGTGCGCCTTCTGCACGAGGCGAACATTCTGGAACCGCACCGGCATCTGATGCTCGACGACGAGCCACGCGACGTGGCCGGTGTCCCGCTGGTCGGGACGATCCAGTGGTCACAGCGCCCGCATCTGGCGTCGACCGCGTACTACCGGCACATCTTGCACCGCTACTTCGGGCGTGAGAGCCGAACGATGATCGAGGACGTCATGCACGGTGTCGTCCAGCGGGCAGCGGAGGACGGCGGCTGGGGAATGGACCGGATCTTCATTTACGCGCCGCCGGGTGACATGAAACGGTCGACGACGTCGGACGGGCGCGGGTCGGAACCGAAGTTCGACATGCTCGTCGCGTACGACGGGGATCAGCCGGAGTGGGCGCCACGGCCGACGGTCGAGACGGACGAGTACCGGCAGCCCGCGTCGTGAACGTCCACCCGGCCTGACAGGTAGCGGGCTACCCTCCCGGTCGTGAACATCGCGGTCATCAACGAGTCAACCCTGCTCGAAGAAGCATCCGTCCAGTTGATTGTCGACGCGCTCCGTACGTCGCTGCGGGTGTTCTCGTACGACTGGGATCTGGTCATGCCGAACGTCGAGCACGGCCACCGCGGTCAGGAACAGATCGAACTCGCGGAACGGCATCCGTGCATCATCGTGCTCCTCGATGACGCTGATCAGGCTGGCGCGCTCGGGTATCACGCGACGACACCGGACGGGAAGCCGTACGCCGCAGTGTTCGTGCGTGACTCCGTCCATGACCTCGGGAACGTGTCCGCTGTGCCGTCCCCGGTGCCGGTGCAGATGGTCGCTGACTACGTCGTGCAGGTCGTCGACCACGAGGCGAAGGAAGCACTCCTCGACCCTGACGCGGCGGACTTCGTGGACGCTGGCGACGGTTCGCTGTGGGCGAAGGAGGCGTGCGACGCGGTCGAGTCGGAGGTGCTGTACGTGACCGCGTCGGCGACGGAGACACGATGCGTCGTGTCGGACTATGTGATGCCGTCGTTCTTCATGGTCGGGTCGCCGGGTCCGTATGACCGGGCGGGCGTGTTGAAGGCTCCGTTCACGTTGGCGCCGGGCGGGTACACGATCGTCGAGCAGGGCGGCACGGTGTCGCAACGGTTCGGTGACATGGCGGACGGGTGGCGGCGCGCGAAGCATGAGGCAGCGTTCACAGCGGACCCGACGGCGACGGCGACGGCGTCTCGTACGGGCTGGCGGGTCGTGCGCGCAGCCATCCAGTGATCCGCTACTACGTCCGCTGCGCTACATGCGCCGTCGAGTACGAGTTGACGCGGGAGATCATCCACGGGCCGTTCCCGCTCGAAGATGGCGGTGTGTTACGTGAGGCCGTCTGCCCGCGGGACAAGACGATGATGTGGCGGCAGGTCGACTATCCCGACGTGGAACCTGAGATCCATCGGCGGGTCCAGTGACGGAGTGCAACGGCTGCGGGTCATGCTGCGACCCGGTCACGATCCCGTATACGAAACTCGACGCTGCGACGGACTACACGCTCGACGACCGGACGCGGCGCTGGGTGCTCGACGACCTGACACCCATGTCACGCCGTGACGTGCTGGACCGGGAGCCGTGGCTGCTCGACAAGTCGACCCGTCTCTCCGCCGCTGTCGACGGCGGCGACCTGTTCGTCCCGTACTTCTATTCGTGCCGCTGGTTCGATGAGACGGAGCGGCGGTGCACGAACTGGGATGACCGTCCGGCGCCGTGCCGGATGTACCCGTGGCTTGACGAGCCGCAGCCGACGGCTGCGTTGCCGCCGACGTGTTCGTTCCGGGCGGACATCGGGCAGCCCGTCGAGATCCGTGCCTGATCGTGATCGTTCGGGTGTGGTGCCGGGTCCGTGAGCACAAGTGGGGTCCGTGGCAGTTTCTCACCTGCCGAGATCAGTACCGGGACTGTTCGCGTTGCGGGATGCGCGGATGGAAACGGTGACCCGTCTCGGCGTTATCGCCAGAGCGGACGACGGCGGCCTTGGCCAACAGACTCGTGAGGTCGTAGAGCGGCTTGACGCGGACGTGACGCTCGCTGTGCTCCTCGGGCCGAACGCCCGTGGTGTCGAGAACTTCGCCCGGTTCGCCGGACGGGAGACGGTCGTGAACCGTGGGCCACGGTTGGAGGACGACGTCCTCGACGCGGTCCTGTCGAAGTGCGACGTGCTGTACACGATCGAAGGACCGTACGCGCCGGACCTGTTCGAGCGGTGCTGCGCTGCTGGTGTGCGGCTCGTGATCCACGCGAACCCGGAACTGTGGCGCGGATGGGACTGCCACAAGCTGATCGTCCCGACCGACTGGCGTGTCCCGCACGACGCTGAAGTGTTCCCGTTCCCGGTCGACACCGTCCGGCTGCGCCCGTCAGCGCGGGCTGAGATCCCGACGTTCGTGCATGTGACCGGACCGGCGATGCTCGACCGTCAGGGCACACAGCTAGTCGAGGGAGCGTTCCGCCACATCCGCCACGAGTGCGAAGTCATCCTCCGCTGCGACGGCATCGACGACACGCACGGTGTCGGCAACGTCCGGGTCCGCACGATGCCACGGACCCGCGACTACTGGGAAGCGATCCCCGACGGCTGCTGGGCGCTATTGCAGCCACGCCGGTACGGCGGACTTTCGCTGCCGATACAGGAGGCCGCGGCACGGGGACTGCCGACGATCTGCCTGGACCGGGAGCCGGAGTCGACGTTCTACGGTCTGGTGACGGTCCGCTGCCCGGTCACGGAGACGCAGCCGCATCACATGGCCGGAGGCACGATCGACGTCGCTGACTGCGACCCGGAGGTGTTGGCTGCGACGGTCGACGAGTTCATCGACCGGGAACGGGACCGGCCGCTGCTGTCGTACGCGCCGCATGAGCCGCGCTGGTGGGCGGAACGCCACTCATGGGACCGGCTCCTGCCCGTGTACGAGGCGCTCCTCCGATAGGGGCTGGACAGATGCGTACACCGGGTGTACGGTGTCTACATGACCCGGAACCACACCCTCCACTTCGAGATCACGACCACCAGCGGCGAGATCTTCACCGAGCAGTCCCGGAACAGCCTCGGCGGTCACTTCAACATGATGCGCCGCATCGCTGCCCGCTTCGGTGTGGACAGGGTGACGCCGGTCGATGAGTCCGGGCGCAACTGGAACGCCGGGAGCACGACCTTCACGATGGCCGAAGTCAACAAGCTGTAATCCACCACCTGAGAGACATGGAGAAGCCGATGAGCACCATCTGGACGGCAGGCCCGCAGGAGGCCCGTCGCTGCACAGAGACAGTCCTGATGCAGTTCGGGATCTTCGGGCGCCGACCGCACACTGGCATCGGCGTCCTCGGCGCTCTCATGGAAAACGGCTGGACGTACCGACCCGTCGAGGTCGACGGCGCTGAGTACCGCGGCACTGTCCGACGGTTCTGCCGGGAGCACCCGACCGGCCGCTACTACGTGGCGACATCGGGTCATGCGATGGCGGTCATCGACGGTGTCCTCGTCGACTCCGCAGAGCGCGGCCCGGACGGCCGTCGAGTGATCGGCGCGTTCGAGGTTTACCCCGCCGCCTGACCACTCTCAGCGGTCCGCATAGTCGAGGCGCGTTGTCGGGTACAGTCCCCGGCGATGCGCGATGAGGACATCCACGTCCACGTTCACGTCCACGCGGACGACGAAGTGTTGCGTGTCCTCCGCACCCTCGAACAGCAAGGAACCGTCATCATGGCTGACCTGTCCCAACTCACCTCCGACGTCACCGCGAACGGGTCGGTCGTCGACTCCGCCGTCACGCTCCTGAACAGCCTGGCGCAGCAGATCCGTGACCTGTCCACCGATCCCGCCGCGCTCGCTGACCTCGCCGCGTCGCTCGAAGGCCAGTCCGCTGACCTCGCCGCCGCGGTCCAGGCGAACACGCCCGCCGCGCCCGAGCCTGCCCCGGCACCGGAACCCGCACCGGCACCCGAGGCTCCTCCCGCCTGAACCCCTGTCCGGGTCGCGGCTACTTCCCAGGGCGGTCGCGACCCGGACTACCAACAAACACTGGACAGCATCGGTGCACCGGGTGTACGTTGAGTACATGGAAAAGCCGATGAGCACCTACGTCGAGGAGATCCCCGCCGCCGCCGTATGCGCCGGAGACTGGATCAAGACCACGGGGCGCCCGTCACCGATGCTCGTGCTCGGCAACCTCCGCCAGCGGACCGCAGACGGTCGCCGTGGTCGCCGTGCTCGTCCGTGGGCAGCGACTGTCCAGACCGATGACGGTCCGATGGATCTCTACATCGGTGAGACGGTCATCCTCTGCCGCCCGCCTGCGTGAACTAGACAGACGTCGTGGTCGACGTCTTCTGCTCAGCGGCTCACTACGCCCGGCAGATACGCCCGATCTACGACCTGCTCCCCGACACGCATCGGGGGACGTGGTACGACGCGCATGAGGATCCCGGCGGCGGAGACGTCATCGTCGTCGGCGCATACCGCGACCTCAGATGGGTCCGCGGCCGCTACCGCCGCTGCTGCCTCGTGGAGCACGGCATCGGCCAGTCCTATGCGACGCAGCCGGATCACCCGGCGTATCCGGGCGGCAACCGCGACGCGTATGATCTACTCCTCGCACCGGGTCCGGCTGTCGTCGATGCGTCCGCCTGCTCGACGGTGTATGTCGGATCCCCGACGGCACGGCAGGCCGGGTCGGATAGTTCTCCCCGCACCCGGTTCGCCGTGTCGTTTCACTGGGACTGCGGGATAGCGGTCGAGGCTGGGACCGCGTTTTGGGAGTATCTCCCGCACTTGGCGCGGCAGGCCGAGAAGCTGCCCGGCGGTCTACTGGTGCACGCGCACCCGCGGATCGCTGACGAAGTGTTCGGCCAGACGGCACGGGTGGCGGGGTTGGAGCCGTGCCCGTCGTTCGAGCAGGTTGTGGACGAGGCGTGCGTGTACGCGGTGGATAACTCATCGACGTTGTACGAGTTCGCTGCGCTTGACCGTCCCGTGGTCGTGTTGAACTCGCAGTTGTGGCGCCGGGACGTGTTTCACGGGAAACGTTTCTGGCAGTGGGCGGACGTCGGCGAGCAGATCGAGAGCGGCGGACAGTTGGCGGGCGCGATGCTCCGTGCCGTCGAGGTGGACCCGTGGGCTGAACGTCGCCGCGTGATCGTCGGTGAGGTGTATGCGGGTGATACGCAGGCTGGCGTCGATGCGCTAGTACGGTTGCCGCCGTGATCGAAGCGGTCGAGGACATGTTGGCCGTGTTCCGGCTGACTCGTCTGGCGACTGTGGACACGTTCCCGCCCGTGCAGCGGCTCCGATGGAAGATCCTGCAACGCTGGCCGGAGACGGACTGGCGGGTCGAACTCCTCACCTGCCCGTGGTGCCTGTCGTTCTGGTTCGCTCTCGCTGCTGTGATCGTCAGAGACCGGCCTGTGTGGCGTCGTGTGCTCGCCCCGGCGCTCGCGGGTAGCGCTGTGGCCGGGATCCTGAGCGAGCGAACGTGACGCTCGTAGAGACGAACGGGCATGGCCCGGTCATGTCGTTCACGTCGTCGTCGAGTGAGGCGCTCACCGCGTCCGCCCGGAAGATCGACTATGCGTCCACGGAGGAGAAAGCCCGGTACCGGAAACGGCAGAAGGGCTGGCAGGACGAGGCGTGGCGGTACTACGACGAATGCCCGGAGATCTGGTACGGCGCGAACTTCGTAGCGAACTGCCTCCGCAAGATCCGTCTCGTACCCGCGACGCAGCCGGACGTGTCGCAGCCGCCGACACCGATCTACGACCCGGCCGGTGTAGTCAACGAGCAGGGACCGGGCAACGACAGCGACGAGATCACACCGCCGCCGCCGACCGAGATCGAGATGGAAGCCATCGACCTCGTGAAGCGTCTCGGGCGCGCCGACGGCGGCGTCGGGGGACTCATGGCCGGGTTCGGGTTGAACCTTTCGATCCCCGGCGAATGTGTCCTCGTCGCCGCTGACGACGAACTCGGGAACGAACACTGGGCGGTGTACTCGACGGACCAGGTGTTCGTGAACTCGCAGGGTGTGTGGGCGATCCGCACCGCCGCGGGCGACAAGAAGGGCACGCCGCTCCCCGACAACAGCGTCGCGTATCGTTTCTGGCGTCCGCATCCGCGGTGGTCGGAGACGGCCGACTCGCCGATGCGTCCCCTGCTGGACGTGGTCGAGGAGTTGATGATCCTGTCCCGCACGATCCGCGCTACGGGCCGGTCGCGGCTAGCGGGCGCAGGGATGCTCCTGTGGCCCGCCGAAGCGAACCTCGGGTCCGCTACACCGTCGACTGACCCGACGGTGTCCGGGCAGGCTGTCGACCCGGTCCTCGCGGACATGATGCAAGCGATGATGACCCCGATCGGTGACGAAGGTGTCGCCGCCGCGGTCGTGCCGCTCCTCATGCGTGTCCCCGACCAGTACATCAAGAGCATCCAGCACCTTCACTTCGACCGGCCGATCGACCCGGAGATGGCGAAGCAGCGCGACGAGTTGCGCCGCCGCATCGCGACGGGTCTCGACATTCCCGCTCAGGTGATCCTCGGTCTCGAAGACCTGAACCACTGGAATGCATGGATGGTCGACGAGCAGACGTTCAAGGCGCACCTCGAACCGCTCGTCGTGCAGATCTGCGGGAGTCTCACGTCCGCGTATCTGCGGCCGCTGCTCGGCATCAACGACGAACTCGACTCTGACCTGCTCGTCTGGTATGACGCGACGGCGCTGATCGGGCACCCGAACCGGGAGCAGTCAGCGAAGGACGCGTTCGACCGTTACCTCATCAGCGAGGACGCGGGACGCCGGTATCTCGGGTTCAGCGACGAGGACGAACCGTCCGATCAGGAAGTGCAGGAACGCGTCGCCCGGAAGTCGATCGAACGCCTCGGTCCGCTCCGCACTGGCGAGGTGCTCGGCGAGACGACGGAAGTGTCCGGCGCGGAGACAGTCGAGCCGGGCATCCCCGCTACCGGACCCGACGCAGGCCAGGCGCCGACGCCTGTGACCGCGTCGGCTGGGCGCCGTACGGCACGGTCCGGGTGGAAACTCGCTCACCGTGACCGGGACATGCGTACACGTCTCACGACCGCCGCTGACGCTGCGGTGTTCCGTGCGTTGGAGCGTGCCGGGGCGACGCTGCGCCGCCACACGTCGAAGGACGCGACGGTGAAGTCGATCCTCACGGACGTCCCGAACCATCAGGTCGCATCAGTCCTCGGGGCGGAAGCGGTCCTGTCGTTCGGTGTCGACACGGAGCAGATGCTGGCCGACTCGTTCGATTCGCTGTCGATGCAGTTCGACCGGATCGTGCAACGCGCACAGCAGGACGTGCGGGACATGATCGACGAACTCGACGACGACGACGAGATCGACATGGACGCTGTCGCCGCGCAGCAGGGCGAGGACCGCCGCGAAGCCGCCGCGCTGCTCGTCGCTGCTCTCGCTGCGCTCGCGACGGCCCGGATCTTCGACCCGCACCCGGAGGCCGCACCTCTCGGCGAGCACGACACCGAACTTCTCGTCCCGCCCGGCTACCTCCGCGAGGCGCTCGCTGTCGCTGGTGGCAGTCCGGCGCCGTCCGCGCTCGACGGGACCGTGGATGCTGCGACGGGCGGCATCTTCACGGGCGACCTGATCTCGTCGGTGTGGAACAAGCTCGGTGTCGGTCCCCGCGGGTACGAGTGGTTCGTGGGTGCTCCGGCCCGGCCGTTCGAGCCGCATCAGGATCTCGACGGAGTCCAGTTCGAGACGTTCTCGGATGACGTGCTGGCCGCTGATGGCGGGGAGTTCCCGTTCGTGGATTTCTACCGGCCCGGCGACCATCTCGGGTGCCAGTGCGACTTCGCGCCGATCCTGGCGGAGGAATAGCTGGACAGTCAGGTACACCGGGTGTACGGTGCGGGTATGGAAAAGCCGATGGCGCAGAAGTTCACAGTCGAGATCACCCTGAACGAGACCTCACTGCGGCTGACGGGTGCGGCCACCCAAGACGAGATCGAGGAGGCCATCCGCCGCCACTTCGCGTCGTCGCTCGAAGACGTCACAGTCTCGGGCGGCTGACGGGTTCCACGGGCTAGGACCGTCCGAAGGGTACGCTCCCGACCTAGCCGTCAGAGGAGTGGACCGTCATGCTCATACCCGTCCGAGGTATCGCCGTCAACGTGGGAGAGCAGACCGGCGACGGCCGGTACATCGTGCCCGGCGCGGTCACGTTCGCTGACCTGCCGTTGCCGATCGGCTGGCTTGTCGACGGCGACCAGCACGCACAGATGTCGTTCCGTGACCCGCAGATCGGGAACATCACGTCAATGTCGTACGTGCCCGGCGGTGTCGCGTTCCAGGGTGTCATCGACGACCAGATCCCTGACGGGGCGGAGGCGTTGCGGCGCATGGCGGCAGGGTCCGCGCCGACGGGGATGACGTTCCCGGTGTCGATCGACCCGGACGACTGGGCTGTCCAACTCGTCGACCCGTCCGGTGACAGCTTGGGCGGCGGGATGGTGATGCTGGCGTCATCGGGTGTCGTGAAGCCGGGCGAACGGTTCGATCCGGCGTGGACGGTGAAGTCACTCCGGTTGGCGTTGCAGCGGTCCGGTGTCCTCGTCGCCGCGTCGGGCGCTGGTGACCCGTCGGTGGACGGCAGCGTCGTGTTCGAGGATGCGTCGGATTCGCTGGTGGCACGGTTCACCCGTCTCCGTATCCGCGGGTTGACGATGTGCAGCGTCGCCGCGTTCGCGGGTTCGTACATGGAGCAGGATCCGGGACCCGACCCGATGGACGGCTCTCTCGCTGACGTGGCCTCTGTGGTCGCCGCTGGCGCCAGGATGTCGGGGTCGTACGCGAACACGGCTCCGTCAACGTGGGGGAGTCTCACGTCACCCGGTCCGGCCACGGACGGCAACGTCGAAGTGGACACGGAGTTCAAGGCGCTCCCGGTGCATCACACCGCGACCACGGACGTCGCGTGGGACGGCGGCGCCGCGACCGCGGCCGCGAACGGTGCAGCCGAGTTGAAGTACATGAACGCCTGGCAGGACTCCTCCGCGGGCGCCGACCCGGATCTGAAGGGGTCCTACAAGTTCCCGCATCACGCTGCGGGCACGGACACGCCAGCGAACCTGAACGGCGTCCGGAACGCCCTGTCTCGGCTCCCGCAGTCGAAGATCCCGGATGGTGACGTCGAGGGCGTGAAGGCACATCTTCAGGCGCACCTCGATGACGGTGACAACGGGAAGGCTGTCGCCGCGTCGTCGTCCCCGGTGCGGGTGAAGGTGAACCTCGCGGAGCCGCCGCTCGCATGGTTCCAGAATCCGGGTCTCGCTCTCGCGTCGCCGCTGACGATCACGAACGAGGGACGCATCCTCGGCCACATCGCCCTGAAGTATTCGTGCCACACGGGCTACACGGACCGCTGCGTCGTCCCGCCGATGGGCGGCTCGTACGACCGTTTTCATGTCGGTGAGACAGTCTGCTCGGACGGGTCGACCGTCGCGTCGGGCGTGTTCGCGTGGGGGATCCCGCACGCTGACCTGTCCGTGTCACTCCTCGAAGCGTGGGCGCACTACGCGGACGCCCGGTACGGGTTCGGCCGTTCCGTCGTCGGCGAGGACGAGTACGGCATCTGGTTCTCGGGTGCACTGTTCCCCGACATCGAAGCGAACGACATCTCGGTCCTCCGTGCCCTGTCCATGTCCGGCGACTGGCGCCGCGACGCGCGCAGCGGGAAGCTGTCCCTCATCGCTGCGCTGGCGGTGAACTTCCCCGGCTTCCCTATCCCGCGGACCGCGATCACCGCGTCCGGCGGCGAAGTCATCGACGCCGACTCGTGGGAACTCGACTCGCCGGAACCGTTCTTCGATGTCGACGACAACGGTGACGTCCGCTCGCTCGTAGCGTGCGGCCGGGTGGCGCCTCGCGCGCTGACCGCCGGGTGCGGCTGCGACGACGACCTGTCCGGCGAGGTGGCGCTCCTGAAGGCTCAGGTGACGCGCATGGAGCGTCTCCTGTCGCCGCTGTACCCGACGATCGCTGAGCGGCTCGACGAGCGCACGGCGCGCTGATCCACCTGCCCGTTCTTCGGGCGTGCTACACATTCGGATTCAAGAGCGGTCGATCTAGTGAGGTCGGCTGACTACGAGGTCGTCTGGCAGTCGCCGGGCCATCGGTGCTCGCAAGACGTCAGACACAGCAGGGACCGACCTCGGAGGCTCAGATGGACCGCTTGCTCGAACTGCTCGCTCGGATCGCCGCGCTCGTCGCGGAGGCCGCTGACTCGGAGCGGCCACTGGCCGAAGTGCCGCAGGAGGAGTTGGAGTCGCTCCTGTCGGACCTTCAGGAGGCGTACGCCGAAGCCCGTGAAGGGTCGCTCACCACGTCGGTCATCGACGCTCTCGAACAGGGTGCGTCCGCGATCCAGACCGTCGTCGCTGAGGACAACACCCGCGTCGAGGAGCATGAGGCTCTCGAAGCTCGGGCTGCTGAACTGGACGCTCTCGCGATCCCGGTCGTCGAGGCGGAAGCCGACGAGGCCGAAGCTGCCGACGGTGAGACCGACCCCATCGACGCCGCCGAGGCGGTCATCGACGTGGCCAGCGAGGAGGCACCGGAGCCGGAGGCGGCGCCGCAGGCTGATGAGCGTGTCCTCGTGCCCGCCACGGCCGCACCCGCACCCGCACCCGCTGCCCGTGTCCGTGTCCCGCTCGCTCGTATGCGTGAGCGGCAGCCCGCCAGTGCCCGTCCGACACCGCCCGAGATCCAGCGCCGCCGTGTCATCGCCGCTGCTGGCCTCCCGAACGTCGCTCCCGGCGGCGAGTTCTCGTCACGTCGGGAACTGTCCGAGACGTTCATCCGGACGTGGGACGCGAACGTCGGCGCAGCCGGTGACGGCGTGCAGGTCGCGGTCGCTCGCATCGAGACGCCGTACCCGGATGACCATCGCATCGGCCCGGACGCTTCGCCGTTCATGACGACGTCGATCATGGAGCGCGCGGTCACTGACTTCACCGACTCGATCGTCGCTGCTGGCGGTATCTGCGCTCCGACCGAGCCGTACTACCCGCAGGCGATGATCTCGACGTCGGCTCGTCCGGTGTTCGACGGCCTCCCTCGGATCCAGGCGACCCGCGGTGGCATCAACTGGGTCAGCCCGCCGACGCTGTCGTCGATCCTGACATCGCCGTCCGGTCAGACCGCCGGGACCGCGATCTCGCAGGTCACCGCCGCGCAGGACCTCGCGAACGCAACGAAGCCGCATCAGCTTGTGACGTGCGGCGCGACGCAGAACGCGCAGATCTACGCGGTCACGAACATTCTGGAGTTCGGCAACATGCAGGGCCGGACGTACCCGGAACTCGTCGATGCGTGGTCCGGGTTGGCGGAGGCGGCGTGGGCACGGTTCGCTGAGAACCTGCTCCTGTCCGGCATCGTGTCCGGCTCGACCGCTGTCACGTCGGTACAGGTCCTCGGTGTCGCCCGCGACATCCTGAACCAGGCGACCGTCGCGGCGGAGGCGTACCGCAACCGGCATCGCATGGACCCGATGGCGACCATCGTGTGCATGTTCCCCCGCTGGCTGATCGGCGCGATCCAGTCGGACATCTGGTCGGCGTTCAACACGGGCGACGACGAAGCGAACACCGTGTCGCAGGCCAGCATCGAAAGCTGGTTCCGTGTCCGGAACATCCGGGTGATCTGGTTCCAGGACGGTGTCGGTCCAGGCAACCCGGCCGCGCAGATCTTCCCGGCGCAGGCCGCGGGCGCTCTCCTGTCATGGCCGAAGGTGTGCCAGTGGTACATGTTCCACGAGGGCGCATGGCTGATCCTCGACGGTGGCACCCTCGACCTCGGCATCGTCCGAGACTCGACGCTGAACGCGGCGAACAAGTACCAGATGTTCTTCGAGTCGTTCGAGAACATCGCGTTCGTCGGGATCGAGTCGCTGCGTATCCGCTCGACGATCTGTGTGAACGGCGCTACCGCCGGGACCATCGATCCGTCCACGATCTGCGACGGCGGCTCCTGAGTCTTCGGACCTCTGGCCGGGTTCGAGGAATAGGGGATGGGATGACGAGGGGAGGTGGACTGAATGGCTGATCTGCTGAGAGTGGTAGACCCGACGCCTTACGGTCCGCCTCGCCTCGGCCTACTCGCCTCGATCGAAGTGATCGAGGAGGCCGACGAGGATCTCCGCACCGGAATCAAGTTCGTACCTGAGCCGTGCGGCGGCGAGGGCGGCGCATACGACATCACCTGCGGCGCGACCGTGGACGTGTCCGGCGACAAGTCGACGGTCCCGCCGTACGAGCAGTTCTCCACGTTCGGCGTGTACGAACCGGAGTCGTGCTCCACGTTCGGCATGGCCGGTGTCAACACGGACCAGCGCGCTCAGCGAGCGATGCTGCTTGACGAGTCGAAGCAGGTCGAGAAAGAGTTCTGGACCGGCACGATCGCTCAGGCCCGCGACGGTGGAGCAGCGAACAGCAACGCGCGATGGCTGGCACGCCAGACGGCAGGTCCGCAGAACGGCGCGACGTTCCCGCCCGCGGTCACCCAGTTGAACGGCGGCGCCGCGACGATCGCGGTCCGCGCTCTCGCTGATCTAGAGCAGGCGATCGCCGCAGCCCGGTCCGGTGGACGGGGGATGATCCACTGCACCCGTGTCACCGCGTCGTACTGGATCCGCGAGCAGATGCTCTACCGGAGCGGCAACCTGCTCCTCACTCACTGCTCCGACACGATCGTCGTCGCGGGCGAGGGCTACCCCGGTTCTTCACCTGCGGGGTCAGGGATGCCCTCTGACCACAACACCGCATGGGCGTACGCGACCGGGCTGATCCGGGCGCGACGCACACCCGTCGAGGTTTACACGCCAGCGTCGCCGGAACTCACGACCTCGAACCGTCGCACCTCCATCGCCACCCGCACCTACGCACTGGAAATCGACCCGTGCGTATACGTCGGGATCAACGTCACCAACAGCACCTCATGAGGAGATTCACCTAATGGCCGGTACCTGCTTCACGTCTTTGCAGTTGTGCGCCCTCCGGGTCGCGCAGTTGTCGACCGCCGGGCGCCCACAGGTTCCCGGCACGAACAAGGGTTACGTCACCGACGCGGCGATCAAGCTGCAAGTCGGCGTGACCCTCACGACCGGCGCGGACTTGGAGCAGCAGAACGGCTGCGGTGCCGTGTGCGCGGCGTTCAAGCAGCCGGACCGCATCAAGCGTGTCGACCTGTCGATGGACCTCTGCCAGTTCGACGCACAGATCGTGGCGCTTCTCACCGACGGCGGTGTCATCTCGTCCGGCGGTAACGCGGTCGGGTTCCAGTTCCCGTCCACGACCGGCGCCGACCCTCGACCCGTGTGCATCGAAGCATGGTCGAAGGCGTGGAACGGATCGCAGCAGGCCAGCCCGACGTTCACCGCACCGAACGCGGCATACATCCACTGGGTGTTCCCGTTCGTGCAGTTCACGTTCGGCCAGTTCACGATCGACAACACCCTTCAGGTGCTGCCGCTCACCGGGCCGGGCACACCGAACGCGTTCATCACCGCGAACGGCCCGTTCGACGACTGGCCTGTCAGCGTCGCGAACGCTGGCGGCATCACGCAGGTCGGCGGCTGGTTCCTCGACGGCAACCTCCCGAACGTGGCCTGCAACTACATCAACACCACCAGCGCAGCGTCATGAGGCGGGGCTAGCTATACGGTGAAGGTAGCCGTATCGTTGGCCCTATGGCACAGAGAACACGGACTCGACCCGGAGATGAGATCGGACCGTTCACAATCCTCGAAGTCGGAGAGCGTCGAGTGCTCCCCGACAACCGGGGAACCGTCGTCCTCTGGAGAGTGCGCTGTGGACTATGCGGCAGCGATGACTACCAGGGCACGACGGGTGACCTCCGCCGCAACAAGAGTTGCGGCTGCGTCCCGCAGGGACGGTGGACTGGTCCTCGATCCGACGAGTTCAAGGCGAAGGTGTCGGCATCGCTCAAAGGCAAGCGGTCCGGCGCTGATAACCCGAACTGGCGAGGCGATGAAGCTGGCTATTACGCGCTCCACGCCTATGTCAACCGGCACTTCGAAGCGTGTCCATGTGAGAACTGCGGGCGCACCGATGGCCGGTTGGAGTGGGCGCAGAAACATGACGCCACGCCGACGCGGGAGCGTTCTGGCTGGCTCCGACTGTGCGTCCGATGCCACCGACTGTACGACGAGAACCCGCTCGCGACGGGCGCGTACTGGGCAGCGCATCGCACGGAGTAGCTGCCGCTGGGAGGCGGTGGCATGACTTATCCGTACGGTTCGATCGACGCCACGAAGGTCGACGCGACCGTCCTCCTCGGCGACCATGCGCCGCATCACGACACGCTCGCGTCGGCGCTGAATGATCTGCTCGCTGAGTTAGGCGTCGACCCGTCCGGGGCGTTCGCGTCGCTGACCGCGCGGCTCACGAACAGTGACAGCCTGATCAACCCGTTGGCGTTGTCGCGTGGCGGTACGGGCACCACGGTCGCACCGGACGCGCTCGTCGCTCTCGCCGCTGAGGTCCTCGGCGCTGCGGGCGCGCACGCTCTACCTCCGGCGGGCGAGTCATCGACGGTGCAACGGTTCCACCGTGACTTCGTGAACCGTTCCACGACGCCGCTGAAGATCATGTACATCGGGGACAGCGAGTTCGACTTCTCGCAGTGCAACCGTTCCGCGACGTACCAGATGGGCAAGATCTGTAACCCGCAGAACCGGCAGTTCTCCGGTCCCGGCGCGCTCCTCGCTGCCGGGTCGACGATGCCGGGAGACGTGGCGTTCGGGCTGGGTGCCGTGTCTCCTTCGACGTGGGTGTCTGTCGGGTCGCCGACGATCACGTCCGCGGCGGTGCAGAACCATCGCGGCATGGCGGGCTGCGCGTTGAAGATGACCGACGGGCAGGCGTGCCAGTTGATCTCGGCGGTGTGGGATCACGCGAAGTTCTTCTGGCTGACACCGCTCGCGGGGTCGGGCGCGACGTTGGAGTTCTTCGTGGACGGCGTGTCAGTCCACACGTCCACGTCCACGGCAGCGGGATCGTTCGACTATTCGACGGGGACGGCGCCCGCGGCGCATGTCATCAAGATCGTGTCGCACGGGGAGAACCTGTTCGACTTCGTGCAGATGTACAGCGGGAACCATGACGCATGGTTGCAGCCGATCAGCGCGGTGCATTCGGGCTACACGACTGGCGACTTCGCGAACTCGTGCACTGATCTCGCCGGGTACATCGCGTCGTTCGACCCGTCCGTAGTGGTCCTCGAACCGGGCGTGAACGACGCTGACGCGCCGACGTATTACACGGACATGACCACGCTGATCGGGACGGTCCGGGCGAACACGACGGCGACGGTCCTGCTGTTCCTCCCGAACGCGGTCCTCGGGCGCACGACGTGGAACGGGTGGCGTCAGCGGGCGAAGCGGTTAGAGGCCGAGCAGAACGTTCTCCTGTGCGACGTGTCGAACTGGATGCCGGACCTGTCGGTGTCGGATCCGCTGGGGTACACGTCCGACGGTGTCCACATGCAGCCGACGGGAGCGAACGGCCGTGACATTTGGGCGAACGCGATTGTCGCTTCGCTGTTCACCGGGCGGGTGCGTGACTTCCCGCTGTGGGAGTCCGGGTCGACGTTCGGCGGGTTCCCCGGACACGTCCGCGTCTACGACAACAATCAGGGCGGCATCGCGCTCGGGTGGTTCCTTCAGCGTGCCGACACGCAGCCGTACATCCGGATCTCGTCGGAGCCGAACAATGCGCTGAACGGAATGTTCATGGGTCCGGGCGGCACGTCCGGGGCGGACTGCTACATCATCCGGTTGCGTCCCGGTGTCATGGGTGTCGAGGACTCGTTCTCGTTGGGTGCGTCGGGGTCCGGCGCGCTGGTCACGGGCGCACGGCTCGCGACGAACGCTCCGCTCCCGGCGTGCACTGCTGCCGGGTCGGGTGCAGGCAAGACGCTGACCGGGAACTCGAACGGCGCTCTCGCGGCGATCGACTTCGTGACGCCAGCGGCGAACAACCGGATCATCGTGAAGGACCAGGCGAACCAGGCGGACAACGGCCTGTACGCGCTCACACAGCTAGGCGACGTCTCGCATCCGTTCATCCTCACTCGCACGACCGGCTCTGATTCGTCGAACGACTATGCGTCCGGGATCGTGTGCTTCATCGGTGAGGGCTTGAACTACGGCGGCTCGTACGTCCGCTCCCGGCCGACGACGGTTACCGTCGACACGACCCCGATCATCTGGACGGGACCGGGCCGGTCGAACACGACACCCGCGGACATCCGCTTCGGGTCGAACCGGGCGCAGCAGCGGTATGACTCCGATTTCGAGGACACTGACGGCACCGTCTCCGGGGCGGGCGGAAGGTGGGCTGTCGGGCAGCCGACGATCATCTTCCTGTCGGGCACCACGGGCGCGCAGGCAAGCCAGCAGCAGAACGCCGAGGTCCGCTGCGGTGTCATCGGGTTGGAGACGGGAACGAACGTGGCGGGATGGGCGACGTTCACAGCGTCAGCGAGGCCGTGCACGTTCAACACTGGGCGCCGTCACAGGTACTTCGCGCTTCAGCGGCTCGACACGAACCTGCCCGTCGTGTCACCCGGCGACGACTACACGGTATGGCAGGGGTTCCTCGACTCGACGGGACTGTCAGCGGTCACGGACCCGACGGCGGGAATGTTCTTCCGCACCGACCGCGCCACAGGCAATTGGTTCGCCGTGTGCCGCCACGCCGGGACCGAAACCGCTACCAACTCCGGCGTCCCGTACTCGTCGGCGTACACGAACCTGCGGATCGACTACGACGAGACGGCACAGACGGCGTCGTTCTTCATCAACACGACGGCCATCCCGCCCATCTCGACGAACCTGCCGACGTCCGGTGATGTGCTCCACGCCGGATGCAAAGTGAAGAAGCTGTCCGGCACAGCGAACCGGATCATTTACACCGACTACTTCGAGGCGGACATGGTGAACAGCCGGTCCCTGAACCAGAGCATCCCGTGAGGGCGTGACCGATGCCTGACGAACCGATCTCATCTCTCGCGGCGCAGACCAGCGGCGCTGTCGCGGCGAACGACCTGTTCGAAACGGTCGACGTCAGTGACACGTCGCTCGCTCCGACGGGCACGAACAAGAAGCTCGCGTACTCGGATCTTGTCGCGGCGCTCACCACGTCACTCGCGTCGAGCTTCCAGCCGGAGGACGCGGACCTCACCGCGATCGCTGCGCTCACGACGGCACCGTACGGGCGCAGCCTCCTGACGCTCACCGACCCGACCGGCCTCGCCGGATCACTCAGCCTCGGCACGCTCGCGTTCCTCGATTCTGTCGACTCCGCGCACATCACCGACGGCACGATCGTCGATGCCGACATCAACGCTGCGGCGGGTATCGCGTACACGAAACTCGCGCTCGCTGGGACGATCACGTCCAGTGACATCGTGAACGGCACGATCGTCGATGCGGACATAAACGGTGCCGCCGCCATCGCGCCGTCGAAGATCAGCGGCACCGCTCTCGTCACGTCCGCTATCGGAACGTCGGTGCAGGGGTTCGACGCGGAACTGTCCGCTCTCGCTGGCCTGGTGTCCGCCGCGAACAAGATCCCGTACTTCACCGGGTCGCAGACCGCGGCGCTGCTCACGCTCGACACGGACGGGACACTCGGCGCGAACCTCGACACGAACGTCGCGACGCAGAAGGCCGTGAAGACCTTCGTGGGCGCTCAGATCACGGCGCTGTCGCTCGGGTCGTTGGCGTTCCTCAGCAGCGTCGACTCCGCGCACATCACGGACGGCACCATCGTCAACGGGGACGTGAACGCGGCGGCGGCGGTTGCGTACAGCAAGTTGGCGCTGACCGGGTCGATCGTCAACGCGGACGTGAACGCGGCGGCGGCGATCGCGTATTCGAAGCTGAACCTGGCGGGCAGCATCGTGTCAGCGGACATCACGGACGGCACGATCGTGAACGCGGACATCAACGCGTCGGCCGCGATCGCGCAGTCGAAGATCAGCGGGCTGGGCACGATGGCGTCGCAGAACGCGTCCGCTGTGTCGATCACGGGCGGCTCCATTGCTCTGCCCGCTGGCGGCACGCTGACCGCTCCGGCGAACGGTGTCGCGATTCAGGATGCCAGCGACGCGACGAGGCAACTGGTGTTCTCGACCAGCCTGATGTCGACGACCGGCGTCACTGTCACGGTGCAGGTCCCGAACGTGGGAGTGAGCACCGCTGACGTGCTCGTCCTGAAGGCGCTCTCGGCGGCCCTAACGAACAAGCGGCTCACGACCGCGTCGGCGTACACGACCGGCGTCACATCGCAGATCGAGGCGCAGGGCAACGCGAACTTCCCGTTCCACGCGACGGGCGGGTTCCTCGGCCTCGACTATGTCGCCACCGAGTTCAACGGCGTAGCCGCCTGTGTCGATCTCCGCTCGACCGCCGGGACCGACATGAACAACCTCGCAGCGACGGCGTCGGGGAAAGTCATCGCCGCGTTCCACGTCGGCGGCTCGCATGACACGACCCGCGGCATGGTCGACTGCGCCGAGATCGACAACGTCGCGTCGGAGGCGTTCTCCTCGACGGACCTGACCGCGTCCGGGAACCGTTGGACGTTCTGGCAGACACCGAACGGGATGGGCGACACCGCGAAGTATCTGGCGTGGACGCTCGACCATGACGGCCAGATGTATCCCGGCTCCCCGGATGCCCTTCAGTCCGGTGTCACCGCGACGCGGGAGTACACGACGTCGGGGATGAAGCCGCAGTCCCTGTTCGGGACTAAGAGCGGGCAGACGATCAAGGCGTCGTTCTCGACGCCGACGCTGCCGTCAGCGTTCCGCCACTCAGCGACGCAGATCATCAACGCTGCGTTCAGCGGCGCGACGTTCTACCAGGGCGGCTTCTTCCACAACCCGACGATCACGAACGACCCGACGAATGGGACGGGTGCGTGGGCGAGCGGGCTGACCGTCGGGGCGTACGGGTTCCGTGACGCGGTCACACTTCAGGTCGACACGAAGACCGGGATCAGCGTCGGCACGTACCGGGCGTTCTCGTCGCTGACGACGGTCACCGTCGCGAACAGCGGCACCATCACGAACGGTCTCATCTACGGGTACGTCGCCGGGTTGACGCTCACGTCCGGCGCGCTGTCCGCGTACTCCGGGTTCGCGACGACGGGTGTCAGTCTCGCTGCCAGCCAGAGCGTGACCACGATCCGCGGCGTCGACATCGGCCAGATCACACTGAACACGTCCGCTACCGCGACGAGCATCATCGGGTTCAATACGAGCGGCGTCACCGTCGGCCAGTCCGCGACCGTCACGACGGTCACGGGCTACACGATCGCGGACTCTGCGGTGACGGGATCACCGATCGGTGTGATCACCACGCAGTACGGCATCGACATTCCGGCTCTGTCCGCGGCGGGCACGAACGTCGGGATCCGGAACAAGTCGACGATGCGTCAGACGGCAGCGGTCACGCTCGGCGCTGACGCTGCCGCGACGTGGCTGCTCCATATGCAGGGCGGCAACGCGTCGACCGCCGCTATCGGGATGGACACGTCCACGACGGGACCGGCGAACCATCCGACGTCGAGCGGCGGCGGGTCGATCTCGATCTACCACGGAGCGACGCACTGGTATCTGCTCATCTCGTTCAACAAGGCCGGGACGCAGCAGTACAAGTATCTTCTCCTCGACGACAACACGACAGTCGCGTGGGCCACTGGCACCTCACTCCCCGTCTAAGGAGAGAACATTCACTCATGACGAATCAGGAAGCGTTGCAGGTGGTCGTGAACGTGTGCGAGGCGCACCTGTGCAACGGGCAGGACCGGAACATCATCCGCGAGGCGCTGAACACGGTCGCGGCAGCACTCGACGCTCAGGCTGCTCCGGCACCGGAGCCGGAGGAGGCCGCTGAGACTGCGGCGGCGAACGGACGGAAGCGTGCCTCGGCGTCGACTGCTTGAGGACGGCAGCGTCCGGCTGTTGGAGGACGGGACGGCCCGGCTGCTGGAAGGCGTCGACATCGGCGTGACCGTGGATGAGGTCCGCCGTCTCGTCGGGTCGCTGGACGGGCCAGTCACGAACGGATAGCTGATCCCGCTAGGCGCACGCTGCGGGAAGTAGCCTCGCCCGTCGTGGCGCAGACGTTCTCCATCGGCATCGGTGACACCGGACCGGACCTCGTCGAGAACCTGTACGAAGTCCTAGCCGACGGGACCGTCCAGCCCGCGAACCTGACCGGCGTCTCGAACCTCCGGTTCCATCTCCGCGACGCGTCCGGTACCGAGGTCATCAACGCGGCTGCGACGCTGATCACACCGTTCCCGGCGCAAGTGTCCTACACCTGGTCGCCGGGCGACACGGCTGCCGCTGGGATGTTCCTGCGCCGCTGGACGTACACCGTCAACGGTGAGGACAAGTCGACCCCGAACGATGTAGACGGCTACCCCGTCGAGATCGTCGACCCGAACGTGACTCCGGCGACGAACCGGCTGACATGCTCGGCGTGGTGCACGCCCGGCGACGTCGTCGTGTGCGGGCCGTGCAGCGGCACGACGCTGAACCTCGACGCTGTCGACTTCGCGATTCAGGTGGCGTCGGACCTGCTGTTCTACCTGTCGGGACGCCAGTTCACGGGTGTGTGTCCGGACACGATCCGCCCGATTCGCGATGACGCGACGGGGAACTGGTGGCGTGGCATCGGGGAGGTGCAGGTCGACTCGTCGTTCGTGTCGCGCGACTCGAACTACCGCTCCGCTGACTTCGTGAACGACCGGCGGAACATCTACTCCGAGTTGCGGCTACCGGCCTACCCGATCCGGGCGATCACGCAGGTCCGGATCGACGGGCAGGTCGTCCCGTCGTCGCAGTACCGGATCGCGGATGACAGGTTCCTGCTCGCGGTGAACGGCCAGTCGTGGCCGTACTGGCAGGACCTCACGAAGGATCCGACGCAGGTCGGGACGTTCGAGGTGCAGTACACGTATGGTGTCCCGATCCCGCCGCTCGGTGTCCGCGCCGCCGCGGCGTACGCGTGTCAGGTGGCGTTGGCGTGCGGGACGGGGGCGGGCGATTCGTGTGCGCTTCCGGTGCGGACGCAGCAGATCGTGCGGCAGGGGTTGACGGTCCGCACGAACACCGCGGACGACTACCTCGACAACGGGAAGACGGGCGTACCGGAGGCCGACGCGTTCATCCGGGCAGTGAACCCGCACGGGTTGCAGGAACGTGCCGCGGTGATGAGTCCAGATTTCGACTGGCCTGCGTACAGGATCAGGTGACCCGATGACAGTGTCGAAAGCGAAGCTGGCGGACGAGATCCGAGAGTTGGGCGCGGTGCCGCCTGCTGACGCGACAGCGAACGAACTGGAAGTGCTCCTCCGGCGCATCAAGGCGCTCCGGAGCGGTGCTAACCCGCAGATGCCGGAGCGGCGCCGTACAGCGCCGTTTAGCGGCCAATCCGGGGATCCTGTGGTCACGCCCGCACCGTCGCCTGCGGCGGCGTTGGCGTCGGCGCGGATGCCGGGTGTCAGCGACCACAAGCGGCGCCCGTACGACCCGCACGCCGGGTGGTGACCGTGGCGAACCTCGACGGGCTACGAACCGCGCTCAGCGACAAGGTGTTGGAGATCAGCGCCGCCGCGCTCGCGACGGTCGTGTCCGAGACGCAGGATGCGGCACCGGAGAAGACGGGCGCGCTGCGCGCGTCGATTCACGGGTCAGGCCCGGACCTTCAGGGTGACTTCCGGGCGACCGCGACGATCGCTGCCGACGTCGCGTACGCGGGCTATACGGACGCGGGGACACCGCCGCACACGATCGAGGGGAAGCCGTGGCTGGCGTTCTTTTGGGATCTGAAGGGCTACTGGGTCATCTCCGCTGAGCGTGACGGTCACCCACCGATGTACGTGAACCATCCGGGCACGACCGGCACACAATGGTTCAACAGCGGCATCGACGACGGCGAACCGATGGCGTCCCGATGGGAGTCTGCACTCACCGACGCGGCAGCCTGATGCCCGGCCAGCCGCCGGTCCCCGGCACGAACCCGAACTGGCTCGGACAGTTCCTCGAAGCCATCCTCGCCGCCGCTGTCACGGTCCTCGGCGCGGACGCACCGCCGCGGCGGTTCGTGTCCGCGGGACGCCCGGTGCCGGACTGCGGCCAGTTGACCGTCAACCTCACAGCCATCCGGTCGTCAGGTCAGCCGTTCACCCGCCCCGCGATCCTCCCGCAAGGCAGCCTCGAATACACGCCCGTCGCGACGCTCGACGTGACCCTGTACGAATGCGTCGCGGTCGCGACGGAGCGGGGCGCACCGACGGTCGCGTCGATGAACGCCGACGGTCTACGGTTCGCTGACCTCGGACAGCGGCTCTGGTACGGCCTGATCCAGAAGACCGTGGACGGCACCCTGTTCCCGCTTCAACTGAAGCCGTCGATCCTGTGGCGGGACATGACACCGATCGACCCGCAGGCAGGCTTCGCCGGGTGGCGACTCCCCGGCGAGATCTCGTTGACCTGAGCCGCATCCATCCCCGAATGAAACCCTTGAAGGAGGGCGCAGTGACAGTCACAGAACCAGAGGTCACCGTCAGTGAGAACGGCACCACGACACCGGCACCGGAAGTGCAGGACGGCATCGACTACCTCCCATCCGGCAAGGCGGTGTTCACCATCGACGGGAAGCCGTACACGCTCCGGCTCCCGAAGTTCGGCGAGTTCCGGGCGCTCCACACCGCGTGGACGGAAGGCACCGGCCTCGCACCGAAGGACCAGTTGGCGCATCAGGTCGACTGGGTGTCGAACCTGTTCTCGATGCTGTCGGATCATCCGCTCCCCGAGGGCGAGGATGCATGGCCCGCGTGGCTCGGTGTCGGCGCCTACCAGGCGAAGCTCATGATCCATTTCCGTGATGTCCCTTTGGCCCGTGGCGGCGGGGGCGTGGGGTAGCGGAGGAGCATCCGCTCGATGCCGTCGATCTCACGATGTTCGCCAGCGTGTACCGCGCCATGCGCGGCGCGGGTCTACCCGATCCGCGCCGCGTCGACGCGCTGTACCTGTGGGAGATCGCCGTGCTGATCGGCGCTGACGGATACGACCGTGACCCGGAAACGGGCACACCGCGCGCCCGGAACGACGAGCACTCCCATCTCCGCGCCGACCTCGAATACCGGCGGCAGATGGCAGCGTTCGCGGCTGGGATGGGTCCGGAACCGGACCGTGCGACGCATTACACATGGGACGACGACGAACCGGACGACGGCGCCTATCTAGCGTCCGTGCTCGCTGACGGAAGCAGCCTCTAATGGCGATCGAACAGGAACTCGTACTCGACGCTTCCAGCGCCGAGGACGTCATCGCTCAGATCGACTCGCAGCTTTCGCAGGTCAGCGAAACGTTCAAGGTCGGGTTGGCCGACGCGCTCAGCGTGCTCGGCCAGCCGATCGTCGCCCCCGTCACCGCTGACGTCACCGAGGCGCAGGCGCAGCTAGCGGAGATCCAGACTCCGCCGCCGGTCGACATCCCGGTCGTCACCGACCTCGCGACCGTCGCCACGGAGATAGCGGCACTGGACGAGCAGCCGCCGATCGACCTGGCTGTCGACGCGGTCACCGCCCCGGCGGAGCAGTCCCTCACGGACCTTCACGACCAGCCGGACGTGTCGATCACCGCGGACGCGGACACGGCTACCGCCGCGGCGGACATCGCCGCGCTGAGTGATGTTCAAACGGTCGACGTGCTCGTCGATGCGGACACGTCATCGGCGGTCACCTCGATCGCGGAGGTCACGGCGGAGACACCGTCGACTTCGGTCACCGTCACCGCTGACACCGCCGACGCGACTGCCGCGATCGAGACGCTCGGGTCGGAGTCCGTCACCGCGATGGTCACCGCTGAAGCGGACACGTCGTCGGCGCAGGAGCAGCTATCCCTCCTGGACTCGCAGCCCGAGATCGTCGTTCCCGCTACGGCGGACACGTCCGCGGCGGAGACAGAGATCGCAGCGTTGCAGGCGCAACCGGACGTCACTGTCCCGGTCGACGCGAACACGGACGCGGCCGGGTCAGCCGTCGCACAGTTCACGTCGGACGTGCCGACCGCGACGATCACGGTCGACGCGAACACCGACGCCGTGTCCGGCGACGTCGCCGCCGCGATCGGGGACATCCCGCAGGCGAACATCGACATTTCTGCGACGGTCGATGACTCGCAGGCCGTGTCGACGCTCGACTCGTTGCAGTCTCCGCCGCCGGTCGTGGTGCCAGTCGAGGCGGATGACACGGCAGCGCAGGCCGCGATCGAGACGCTTCAGGCTCAACCGTCGGTCACGGTCACAGTCGAAGCCGACACGTCAGCGGCGGTCACCACTGTCAGCGACTTCCAGTCGCAGCAGCCCGTCGTCATTCCCGTCGAGGCCGACGATTCGGCGGCGCAGACCACCATCGCGGGTCTAGCGGTCCAGCCGACCGTCACCGTTCCCGTCGAAGCCGACACTGGCACCGCTGCCGCGCAGATCGCTGACGTCGCTGGGAACACACCGTCGGCGTCCATCACGGTCGACGCGGACGTGTCCGCCGTGCCAGGCGAGATCGCTGACGCGTTCGGGAACCTCCCCGGCGCCGACGTGGTCATCACCGCCACAGCCGACACCGCCGACGCGACCGCCGAGATCAGCGCGCTCCAAGCGCAGCCGCCCATCACTGTCCCTGTCGAAGCGGACGTGTCCGGTGCCGTCTCCACCATCGACGAACTTCAGTCGCAGGCCACCATCACTGTCCCGGTCGAGGCGGACACCGCGAACGCTGCGGCGTCGCTCGACGCGTTGCAGGCGCAGCCGACGGTCACCGTCGAGACGACGGTCGATGACGCTGCCGCCGCCGCGGTCCTCGACTCACTTCAGACGCAGCCGACTGTCATCATTTCTGTTGAAGCGGATGATACGGCCGCCGCCGCGGTGCTGGAAACGTTGCAGTCCGAGCCGCCGGTCGTGCTCTCCGTCGAAGCCGACGATGCGGCCGCGGCGGCGGTGCTGGCCGGACTCGAACAGCCGCCGACCGTCACCGTCGAAGTCGACGCGAACATCGACGCGGCGTCGCAGGTCATCGACGGGCTACAAGCGCAGCAGCCCGTGTCGGTGGTGGTCGACGCGGACGTCACACAGGCGTCGTCCGCGATCGAGTCGCTTCAGGCGGTCACACCCGTCGATGTGCCCGTCATCGCGGACACCGGAGAAGCGTCAGCGTCGCTGGACACGCTTCAGGCGCAGCCGACGATCGTGGTCCCAGTCGACGCGGACACCGCGCAGATCACCGGAGCGATCGACGGGCTACAAGCGCAGCCTCCCGTCACGGTCCCTGTGGATGCGGACGTGTCCAGCGCGGACGCCACGATCGCCGGGTTACAGACGCAGGAAGCGGTCACGGTCCCCGTCGAAGCGGACATTGCCGGTGCCGACGCGACGCTCGCTGACCTTGCTGCGCCGCCGCCGATCGTCGTCACCGCTGACACTTCAGCCGTCCCCGGCGAAGTCGAGGATGTCGTCGGGAACCTTCCGAGCGGCACTGTCGATGTCACCGCTGTCATCGACGACGCGGAAGCGTCCGCCGCTCTCGACGCGCTCCACACGCAGCCGCCCGTCGACCTGTCCGCCACAGTCGACGACAGCGAAGCCGTCACCGTCCTCGACGCGTTGCAGGCGCAGCCGACAGTGCAGGTGCCTGTCGAAGCGGACACGGTCGACGCGACCGCCGCGCTCGACGCCCTTCAGTCACAGCCGACCGTCTCGATCACCGCCGACGCGGATACGGCCAGCGCCGTCGCGTCGCTCCACGAACTTGACGCTCAGCCGCCCGTCACCGTCATCGTGGACGCGGACACGTCCACCGCGGCCACGACTATCGCGGCGCTCGAAGCGCAGCCGCCGGTCATCATCCAAGTCGAAGCGGACGACGCCGCAGCCGCCGCTTCCATCGCGGCGCTCGACGTCCAGTCGCCGATCATCATCCCCGTCGAAGCGGACACCGCTGTCGCCGACAGTGAGATCCAGCAGACGCAGTCCGACGCCGGACAGCAGCTAACCATCCCGGTCGACGCGGACACGTCCACGGCTGACACCGAGATCGCAGCCGTCGCGGACACGGTGCCGTCGGCCACGATCCCGGTCGACGCGGACGTCACCGCCGCCGAATCAGCGATCACCACGACCGCGGACACGGTGCCGTCAGCGGTCATCCCGGTCGACGCGGACACGTCCGCTGCGCTGTCCAGCCTGGACGAGGTCCGGTCCGTGGCGGAGCAGACGCTCACCGCTCCCGTCACGGCGGACACTTCCGAAGCCGAACAGCTAATCCTCGGGCTTGATAACCCGGACCCCATCGTGGTCCCCGTCACGGCGGACACGACCGAAGCGATCACAGAAATCCAGGCCGCGCAGGACGAAGCACAGCAGCCGGTCGACATCCCGGTCACAGCAGACACGTCCGGCGCATCATCCGGTGTCGATGCCCTGAAGGGTTCCGTGACCGGCCTCGGTGCCGCAGTCGGGATCGGTGAAGGCTCGGTCAAGGGACTCATCGGAGCGTTCGGTGACATGGGACCGGCCGCGGAGGCCACGGCGGGCGGTGTCCTCGCGGTCGGCGCGGCGACGGCCGCGTTCTTCAGCCACGGCCTCGACGCCGTGTCTGCTGGACAGCATTTCGATCTAATCCTCGGTGACCTCGCGGAGTCGGCGCAGCACGTAAACGTCCTCGGGCTGAACACCTCTCTCGACCAGTTGGGGATCACGTTCGGGTCGACCGGCTCGCAGATGGAGAACGCCACCTCGAAGCTCGTGCAGTTCGCGGTGAACAGCGGCAAGTCGAAGGATCAGGCGCTTCAGTTCGCGCAGAACATCACGGCACTGTCAGCGCGTGCGATCTCGCTGAACCCGGCACTCGGTGATCTAGCGGACGTTACCGACAGTCTCGGTCTACGAATCGGTCGAGGCGGACGGTTCGCTCAACAGTTCGGTCTCGACCTTTCGACAGCGGAAATCCAGACCCGAGCGTTCTCGGACACAGGCAAGTCGTCGGCGTCGGATCTGACGTTCATGGAGAAGGCGATCGCGGCCACCGAAGTCGCGGCCGAGAAATACGGCGGCACGCTCGCCGGGACCGTCGCTGCTGGATCCCATAACGCTGCTATCGAACTCGAATCGCTGAAGGCGTCCTTCACGGAAGCGGCCGAGAAGATCGGTGAACCGCTCGTCGCTCCGGTCATCGCGCTCCTTCAGCAGAGCATCCCGATCGCGGAGGAGTTCGGGCAGACCCTCGGGTTAGTCGCTGAGGACGTGCTCCCTATCTTGCAGGCCGCGCTCGACGCGATCGGACCGCCGATCGGGCTGATCGCTGACGCACTCCAACTCGTGAACCCGGCGCTCGAAGCGTTCGCGAACGTGATCGGGAGCATCCCCGCCCCGATCATCGACGCTGGCGTCGCTATCGCCGCTCTCGTCGTCGGGTCGGACATTCTCGTCGGTGTCTTCCTCTCGATCCCCGAACTGATCGCAGGAGCGTTCGCCGCGATCGGTGGAGTGATCGACTCGGCCGTGGTCGCGATCGCTGCGGCTAACCCGGTGATCCTCGGGATCGCTGCGGCCATCGCGGTCGTCGTCTCCGCGATCAGCATCTTCGACGGGTCACTGTTCGGGGAGACGAAGTTCCACGATGACGTCACCGACGCCATCGACAGGCAGGTCACGTCCCTCAGCGATCTGAGCACCGCGACCCGAGACAGCGTCGAAGCGACCGTGGACACCGCAGCCAAGACCGGCGACTTCGCCGATCGTCTGAACGCGGCAGGCGTGTCCATCGACGACCTCACGAACGCGCTCATCGACGGCGGCGACGCGTTCAAGACCTATGCCGACAAGATCCTGATCGCCGCGATCGCTAACGGGGCGAGCTTCGACACCGTCAAGAACCTCGCCGGTGAACTACAGCACCTAAAGCAGGAGACGGAAGACACCGCACAGTCGACCCTCGACCATGCTGTCGCGGCTAAGCAGATCACAGCTGAACAGGAAAAGCAGGAGATCGCCACGCACGGCGTCGTCGGCGCGCTCGCTGATCTTCAGCCGCAGATCGACGCGGCGACGCAAGGCCAGAAGGACCAGGCCGACGCGGCCGCGGCGAACGTGCAGCAGCAGAACAAGCTCACCGACGCATACAACGCGCTCGGCACCGCAGCCCCGGCGGTAGCCGCATCCCTCGCCGCGATCGCGTCGAGTTCGGCGGACACGAGCAGCGCGCTCGGGTTCTTCGCGATCTCGGTGCAGCAAGCGAACCTTTCCACCGATCAGTTGCAGGCCGTGGCGGACCACCTCGGGGTCAGCGTCGACCAGCTAAAGGCGTTCGTGAAGGGAGTGAACGACGAACTCGACAACTTCGTGAAGGGCGCCACCTCGAAGCTGCCGACGATCCAGACAGCCATCGACGACGCGCTCGATCCGTCGAAGCGCCCGAAGCCGGTGATCGTCGACCCGAAGGCGCTGGAAGCCCAGTTCCAACAGGTGATCGATGACACCAACGCGTTCAATCTTCGGATCGCGTTCCTTCAGCAGCAGGGGTTCAACAACCTCGCGGGCGCGGCCGCTACCGCGGGACCGGAGTTCACTAAGGGTCTTGTCGATGCGATCCAGTCGGGCGGACCGGATGTCGGTGCGGCGATGGATAAGACCGTCGGCGCGGCGAATCAGGTGGTGGCGAATGAGCCGGACAAGCTGCGGACGGCCGGGTTCCAGATCATCGACGCGACGGGTCAGATCTTCTCGACTGCGGCGGCGACGATCGGTCCGAACTTCACGGTCGCGAAGGGTGTCCAGACCGGACTCGATACGGCAGCGTCGGTCCTGTTCGGTAACACGTCCGTGTCCGGTGCGGCTCAAACGTCAGCGCAGAACACGGCGGCGGCGTACAGCGCCGGGATGACGCTCGACCAAGCCGTCCAGAACGGACTCGTTCAAGCCGGGAAAGTCTTCGGGGGACCGGACGCCATCGTCGCTGGACAGTCCGCAGAGAAGGCCGCCGAGGCGATGGCGCAGAGCTTCGGGCAAGGTCTGACGTTGGAGCAGTCCGTCGAACTGGGACTCACGACAGTCGGGACCGTGTTCGGCGGTCCGAGCGCGAACGTGGCGGGCCAGTCCGCGCAGACCGCTGCGGCGAACGTCGCGGCTAGCTGGGGTGACGGTCTGACGTTGGAGCAGGCGACGGAACTCGGCATCCAGAACGTGCCCGGTGTCATCAAGAAGTCGACGGACTCGTCCGTCGCCCCGGCTGCTCAGGCGGCGGGAACGCAGACGGCGGGGAGTTTCAGTACCGGACTCGCCGGGGCGCCCGGCCAGGCGCAGCAGGTGTTCACTCAGGTCGGTACGGGCATCGTCGGGTCCGCTGAACCTCTGAGCATCCTGGCTGCGACGGCCGGAGGAATCATCGGGAAGGAGTTCTCGAAGGGTGTCGGGTCCGGCATCTCTGACGCGGACAGTGTGAACACGTCCGGCACGAACCTGATCGACGCGATGGTCGAGATCTTCACTCCGCAGGCGACCGCGGCGGGCACGTTCATCGGGGCGGTGTTCGATAACGGCATCGGTGCTGGTATCGGTGATGCGGGCACGATCGGCGCGCAGGGGACGACCCTGTTCGATGCGATGGCGGAGGTGTTCACGCCGGAGGCGGTAGCGGCGGGCACGACGGTCGGAGCGGCGTTCGTTGGCGGCATGTCCCTCGGGATCGCGACGACAGGCGATATCGGTCCGCAGGGCATCGCTGTGATCGACGCGACGTCTCAGGTGCTTTCCGTCACGGCTATGGCCGACGGGCGTCTCGTCGGTTTGGCGTTCGACGCTGGCATCGGTGCGGGACTGATCGAACGGTCCGGTGCCGTGTCGGCCGTCGCTCAGGCTGAGATCGAGATCGCGGCGACGAGCGCTGGGCACACGGCAGAGGAGGGCGGCGTCCTCGTCGGGAGGATCTACTCCGAAGCGACGGCTGTGGGCATCGAGTCGCAGGGCAACTTCGTGGAACAGGCCGCGCAGGACACGATCGGCGCGGCAGCGATCGACGCCGGGAACTTCGCGGGCGCGGCGGGCATCCTCGTCGGCCGCACGTTCGATGAGGGCGTCACCGTCGGAATGGTGCAGCAGGTCGGGAACATCGCCGGGATCGCGGATGAGGTGACCGCCGCCGCGGCCGGATCCGCGGCCGGGTTCGCGTTCCAGGCGGGACGGTTCGTCGGCGGCGAGTTCGACCTCGGCCTGGCCGAGGGCATGATCCAGTTCTCGGGCGGCGTGCAGCAGGCCGCGGCGGCAGCGGTGAACGCAGCCGAAGCAGCAGCGCGGGCGGCGGCGGGCGCTCATTCCCCGTCGCTGCTGTTCGCTGAACTCGGGAAGGACATCAGCGACGGCATCGCCGCCGGGATCACGTCCCGCCAGTCCGCGGTGACATCCGCCGTGTCCGGTGTCGTGAAGGCCGCAGCGAACACGCCGGTCACGGCGGTCGCGTCAGTGCCGTTCACCGGGCTTCAGGCGGCGGCGGGATCCGCGGCGACAGGCGACGCGCCGGTCACGATCGGTCCCTTCACCATTGACGTGCAGGCACCGCCGGGGATGACGACACAGCAGGCAGCCGCACTCGGGCAGACCATCGGAGACTCGATCGTGGACCGGATCACACCCGCAGCGGCACGCCGGTTGACGACCGCTACACGGGTCGCGTCCTGACATGCCCGGCAACGTTTGGAACCCGGCTGCACCTTCGATCCTCGGGTTCGAATGGCTCGTCGACACGTACGGCACGACGGGTGTCCCGTACGCGCAGCGGATCCGGTCGACGGGAGCGGAGACGATCAACCGTCTCGACTCGCTCGCCGGTCCGACCGTGTCGGACTCGTCGCGGCTTTTCGCCGAGATCATCACGGCGGGAAACGAGGTCCCGTCCGGCAGCGTGCAGGTCGCGAAGTACGAGCCGAACAGTGACGTCCTCGTCACGAACTGGACGTCCTCGGGGCTGACGACGACGAACCTGTACACGTTCATCGACGAGGGCGTCGACACGTACAACGTGGCCGACTGGATCACCGCTCCCGGCTCCCTGGCGAACAGCTACAAGATGTCGTTCGGGTCGGCCGGGTTCTCGTCGTCGGCGCGGGTGCTGAACGTGACGTTCCGGATGCGTGCCGCGGTGCAGTCCGCGGGCGGCGGCATCGTGGAGGTGTCGTTCATGCAGCGCGCCAGCGGGACACGCTGGAAGCCGTTCGGGTGGCAGGCGTCATGCTCCGCGATCTACTCCGCGTCGCAGCTATTCGAAATCGACCTCGGGGAAGTGAACCCGGCGACCGGGCTGCCGTGGACGCCCGTCGACATTCAGGGGTTCGACAACGGCACGTCGGTCAACTGCATGGAGTTGGAGGCGGCGTCGGGGAACCCGGCGAACGTGATCGTGATCGCGTGCGAGCTTCAGGTCACCTACCAGACGGTCGAGAACCGGGTCGCGTGCGCGGTGCGGAAGAAGTCGGACACGGTGAACAGGTTCCCGGCGTTCTGTGCGCTCCCGACGGCGGGCGCGACGTGGGCGAAGCCAGCGTCCGGTGACTTCACGGTCATGTACCGGCAGCCGCACGACACGTTCGGTCCCGTGTCACCGCAGCAGTTCACGCTTCAATGGTTGGCGTCAGCGACGCAGGATTGTGTCGTGCCCGGTGTCGTGTCCGCGTATCCGTCCGTCGACATGTACGGGCAGATAACCGCGGTCGACTTCACCGGGGCGACGAACTCGCGCACGAACGCTGTGCTGCTGTGGAACAGCGGTCCCGCGATCTCGAACGATTCGCTCCCGTACGCGCTCGCGACTGACACGGCGCACGGCCCGTACATCGACGCGTTCACCACGATCCAGCAGACCTTCACGGGCGGGACGGGCAGCTACTCGTTCATCAAGCTGATCCTCGACCCGCAGGCCGCGACGGCGGCGCTGCTAGTGAAGATCAAACGGGTCAGCGACAACGCACAGTTCGGTTCGACGATCACGATCCAGGCGAACGACGTGGCGCTCGACACGCCGACAGCGGGGAACTGGCGGGTGTGGACGGACACGTTCCTCACTCCGGCCACGCTCGTCGCGGGGACGCGGTATTACGTCGAGTTGTCGACGGCGGACATCAGCCCGTTCGGTACCGGGTGGCACACGGTCCTGTCCGGTGACAGCGGCCTCGCGGGCGGACCGGCGACGTTCCAGGGGACCACCGATTTCGCGATCGTGGCGGGCGTGTCGAAGACCGATTTCGACATGCCGTTCAAGCTGATCATCCCGCCCGCCGCGCCGACTGGCCTGCTCGCCGCGATCACGCAGACCACGAACCACATCAACGCTCCCATGCAGGGCTGCGTCCCCGGCACCATCTCCGCAGCGGTCGTCGGGTGGACTGGCACTGCGCTCGGCGGCGGGTTCGGCGCATACCGGCTTCAGCGGGGCGTCGCGTCGGAGGGGATATGGGCCGACATTGCGGTCATCAACGAGGAGTCGACGCACACCTTCACCGACTACGAACTGGTCCGCACCGTCGAGCAGCAGTACCGGCTCCGTGTCGAACGGAGCGACGGTGTCACGTCCGCCTGGTCCGCTCCGTCGTCGTCAGTGGTGGCTCCGGTGACGGGCTGCGAAATGCTGTTCGTGTCGAACGTCGACCCGCTCCTCAACTGCGCGTACGACTACGAGCCAGGGTTGGAGTACACGTTCGTCGCTCCGCAGCGGGATGAGATCGTCGAGATCTACGGGTCGAACTTCGCGGTCGCGTTCATGGAACCCGAGGACGCTGGCATCACCATCGCGGCACGGCTCGTCGTGAACTTCGGGGTCGTGCCGAACGTGCGGGACGTGTCGATCTTTGACCCGATCCGGGTCATCAGCCGTGCACCGTTGCCGTACGTGTGCGTCATGGACTACGTCGGGAACCAGTTCTTCGCTCACGTCCAGCTAATGAAGGGCGAGTGGGACGCCCCGAACGCGCACTCGTACCACGGCGATATTCAGATAACGCAGGTGTCAGGCATCCCGTCCCCCGCGGTCATCTGACGTGTCGACGTACGGTGAGCCGGGATGGACGTACGGCCAATTGCTCGTCAACTACGGCGGGCAGGCGATCATCGACATTCTCCCGATCGTCCCCGGCACGCCGTTCGGTGACGACGAACTCCTCGACTTCCTGAACGGTGTCCGCCAGCGGGTCGACACGTTCCGGTTCGACCTCGTGGACGGGCAGGGCAACGCGTACGGGCAGCTACACCCGATCCGCAGCAGCCAGGCCGTGTCGATCGACAACGACACGACGCGTGGGATCTTCCGGACGATGACGAACTTCAACTTGACCGCATCGGAGGAGTCCGCCGTCGACACGGAACGCGACTTCGTGCGGCCGGTGATGGTGCTTCAGAACGGGAAAGAGTTCCCGCTCGGGACGTTCCTGTTCACGGATGCGTCGCGGCCGCGAATGTCGTGGGGGTTGGAGTTGGCCGGGACGCTCGGGGATCAGGGCACGATCCTCGATCAGGAGATCGGGCGCAGCTACTCGATCCCGGTCGGGTCGCCTGTCATCGCGTCAGCGGTGCAGGTCGCGCGTGAAGTGTTGACGTGCCCGATCTTCGCTCAGGCCGTCGGGACCACGAACGCGCAGCCGATGGCGTGGAAGCTGAACGACACCCGGCTGAAGATCATCACGGACATCTGCACGCTGTGCGGGTTCCTGCCGCCGTACTTCGACAACACCGGGAGCCTGATTCTGCGGCCGGTGCCGTACCCGCCGGTCACGTCGAACATCCCGGCGTACGAGGCGGACACCCGGATCATCAAGGACTCGATCCTTCAGTCGGAGGAGCAGCTACGCGCACCGAACAGGTACATCGCGTACGACTCGGGGACGTCAGCGACGCCGGTCGTGGCGATCTTCGACATTCCGGCGTCAGCGCCGAACTCGTACGCGAACCGTGGGTTCCGGGTCACGAAGTCGACCGGCATCCAGGGGCTTGCGACACCGGCCGCGGCGCTGGCGGCGGCAACGTCGGCGGCGTACCGGGATCCGGATCAGCACACGCAGGTCACGTTCGAGTCGACGCTCGACCCGCGGCATGACACGTTCGAGGTGGTCACGTTCCTCGGTGACCTGTACCGCGAGTTCTCGTGGTCGATGGACCTGCAAGCGGGCGGGCACATGAAGCATTCGCTGCGGAGGATCTACGGGTGACGCAGCCAGCCCTCGGGCAGCTTCTCGACCAGTTACGCCCGTACCTGGCGGGCATGATCTCGACGTCGTTCGACGAGTTCAAACGGAAGCTGCCGACGACGACGTACGGGCCGGGGACGGTCGTGTCGACCGACGCGAACACCGGGATCTGCCAGGTGATACCGGACGAGTCGACGGCGGGCGAAACGATCCAGGCGCATTCCCTGACTGGGATCCCGGCGAAGTCGGCGCGGGTGATGCTTCAGTTCTCGCCGCCGAGCGGCGTGTACATCGTCGGGTACCTGTCCTCGATGCGGGGCTGCCAGCCGATCGGGTTCAGCGTCCGCCTCAACACACCGCAGACGGTCGCGACGGGCGGTTCCGGGGCGACGCTGCTGTGGGACACGACTGTCAGTGACGACTACGGGTTCCTCTCCGGCGGTGTCGCGACGGTCCCCGCGGCGCTCGGTGGCCGGTACGTGATCTCGCTGACCGGCCAGTACGACACGGCACCGACGGCCGGGCAGAACGCGTCGCTCGACATTCGTGTCACGACGGGAGCGGCGCTGACCCTGTTCCGTGGCGGCTGCCCGCCTGGCGAGATCGTGTCGTCGCCGTGCGCGGCGGTGACGTTGTATCCGGGGACGCAGGTCATCCTCGCTGCGTTCCACACGACCGGCGCGCCTCGCACCGTCATCGCGTCAGCCGAGCTATGGCGGCTCGGCGACTGATCCCCGACCCGAAAGGGCAGCCTAAGTACCATGCGAACGCATGGGAGCCGATGTCTGTGCGCGGGAACGTCTCCCCGTTTGATGGCCTGTGGACCTCTTTCTCGTATGGGTGCTCGCGCAGTCCGCGCCCGGTCCGCCGGACCTGTCACCGCTCGCGTACTACGGCGTCGCCGGACTGTTCCTCGCGACGCTGCTGTGGCTGCTCATCTTCCTGCTCATGGCGGAACGACGGGAACACAAGGAGCTTCAGAAGAAGGTGCTCGAAGAGTTCCTCCCCGCGATCATCGCGGCGACAGCGCAGCAGCGCGAGGCCACGGAGGCGCTCCGGGAGGTAGCGTCGAGACCGACGTTAGAACCTACGGCTATGGCCGAATGGGTGCGGACGATGGACCGACTTCAGGATCGTCTCAATGCTGACGAGGTACGACGAAGGCGGGCCGATTGACGTGCCCGTGCCGTTCCCGCGTTTTCTCATCAAGGAGACGGTCCTGATCGACCTCCTCGACCAGGCGATTGCTGAGTCGCTGGTCGCGACGGAGCACGCGCGCCGGGTGACGGAACGCGTGAAGGTACGATTGCATTCACAGGTGAGGGCGGCGGACGAATCGAGTGAAGGTGGCGGGGGACGACACGATTGACCTCACTGAGCCGGTGTCGAATGAGCGGCTCTATGGGGAGATGGTCACGTTACGTGGGGCGCTGAACCGTGAACGCTGGCATAAGCGGCTCCTGCTCATCGCCGTCGTCGCGCTGTTCATTCTTGGGTCGGTTGCGGCGTGGAATCGCGCCGAGATCCAGCGGGAGGTCAACCAGAACGCGACAACGCTGCATCGACTCGATGACACGCAGCGGCTCCTCGATGAGCAGGGTGCCCGGCTGAATGCTCAGAGCGCCACGACGAACGTCGCTCTCTGCGGCGCGGTCGAGGGACTCCTGAACGCCGGGATCGACGAGAAGATCCCTCTCACGGTGAAGGACCAGTGGCTGCGGCAGGCGGAAATCAATCAGCGGCAGGCGGACGTCGAGGCGAATCTCATGTCGATCAACTGCCATCTGAATCTGCATCCGGTTCCGCCGCCGGAGCCGACGGCGAAGGCGACGCCGGAGCCGAAGACGACGACGCGGTCGCCGACGGCGTTCGTGCCGTCGACCTCGACGCGGTCCGCTCCGGCTGCGACCCCGGAGCCAGCGACCACGTTCGCCGTCCCGACCATGACGCTACCGCCGTCCACGGTTCCACCGAGGACCACGACCACGACCACGACCACGACGGCACCGTGTAAACGAAAGAGCGGGCGCTGCTGATCCACGGCAGCCGACCGGGACGCCCGTTAGCATCCGGGGTCATGGAAACAGTCGTGTTCGCGACGCTGGTCTTGCAGGTCACTGACTTCCTGCGGGAACTGGCGAACTTCAGATCGAACCTGTCGTCCGTGGTGACGCAGGCGACCGCGTGGATCGCGGGGATCATCCTCGTCGTGCTCGGCGCTCACGCCGCGGTCACGGCGGGACTGGTGCTGCCCGGATCGGGTCAGGCGCTCGGGACACTGGACGGGCCGTCGCAGATCCTTGTCGGGCTGCTCGTCGCGTCGCTCGGGTCGACGGTCGTGGACGTGAAGCAGGCGCTCGACGGGTCCGACTCGGCCGCGAAGCCGCCGCTGATCGGACCGCCGCCCGCGTCCGGCACCTGACCTGCCCCGTCTGGCCTGCGTGCCCGTAACCCCCACCCGTACGGCACGCAGGCCAGAAACCGCCCTCTGGACAGGCGTGCTACACTGAGTGTACGGGTCGGTAGATGGCCGACTGTGAGTGAAGGAGAACCCGATGGGCAAGACGGATGAGTGGTTCGCGGTGGACCGGAAAGGTCTGGCGCAGATCTTGGAGCGGCGCGGGAAAGCGTTCGCGGTGCTGGAACTCCTGTCGAATGCGTGGGATCAGAACGTGACGACTGTCGACGTGGCACTGGTCGCGGCGGATAAGCGGGCGACGTACAGGCTCGTCGTGACCGACGACGACCCGGACGGGTTCGCTGATCTGACGCACGCTTACACGCTGTTCGCGCCGTCGGTGAAGAAGGGTGACGCGGAGAAGCGTGGCCGGTTCAACCTCGGCGAGAAGCTCGTGTTGGCGCTGTGCGACGAGGCGGTCATCGCCTCCACGAAGGGGACGATCCATTTCTCGGCTGCGGGGCGTACCGCTGGGACACGGAGGACGCGTGACGCCGGGTCGGAGTTCCGTGGCGTCGTGCGAATGAACCAGCGGGAGTACACCGAAGTCTGCACCGCGGTCGGGACGGTCATCCCTCCGGCCGGGATCACCACGACGTTCAATGGGGTCACGATCCCGGTGCGGGTGCCGGTCCACTTCTTCGACGTGTCGCTGCTGACGGAGGTAGCGGACGACGAGGGGAACCTGCGCCGAGCGACACGGAAGACGCGGGTGACGTTGTACGAGCCGCTCCCCGGTGAGACACCGACGGTGTACGAGATGGGTATCCCAGTCGTGGAGCAGGACGACCGCTGGCACATCGACGTCGGCCAGAAGGTCCCGATGAACATGGACCGCGACGGCGTCCCGCCAGCCTGGCTGCGTACCGTCCGCACCGCCATCCTGAACGAGACGTTCGACCGGCTGTCCGCGGAGGAGGCGAACTCGACGTGGGCGAAGGAAGCAGCGGAGGATCCGAGGGCGTCGACCGACGCGGTGTCGGCATGGGTGGAGAAGCGGTTCGGTGACAAGGTCGTCGCCTACGACCCGTCAGACCGGGAGGCGAACAACATCGCCGTCGCTCAGGGGTACACCGTCGTCCACGGGTCGCAGATGTCGAAGGCCGGATGGCAGAACGTCCGGCGGGCCGAGGCGATCCAGCCTGCGGGGAAGGTGACACCGTCACCGTCGGCGCTGCTGAACGACCTGTTCGGTCCGAACGGGAAGGACATCACCGTCCCCGACGAGAAGCGCACCGACGGGCAGCACCGGATGATCGCGTACGCCAGGGACGTATCCCGGCATCTGCTCGGGTTCGAAGTGGCCGTGAACATCGTGTCGGAGATGACCGCCCCGGCGGCAGCGTGGTACGGGAGTCGGACGTTGACGTTCAACGTGGGACGCCTCGGGCACGCATGGTTCGACCGGCCGGATCAGGAACGGGTCGACGCCCTGTTGATCCACGAGTTCGCTCACGACCGGGCAGCGAACCATCTAGACCATTCGTTCCACGACGAGTGCTGCCGGTTGGGTGCCCGGCTGCGGACGTACACGGGGACGGTGCTGTCGATGGCTGTGGACGCGGGGTAGGGTCGCCGCCGCGGAGACGGCGAAGTGGTGGACGTCGGGTCCCTTGTTCTCCTGGCCCGGCGTCCGCCACTGTCACACCCCCCGCGTACGATGATGGTGTAGGGTGCTACCCGTCAGGAAGGAGACGCCGATGGCAACAGACGAGCTAGGTGCTGACCTTGCTGCGTTCGCCGCGGAACCATTCGAGAGCACGGACCCGTCCGTGCCGCTACCACCACCCGAGGACGCTGACGCTGCGAACCGGATCCTCCGGCGGCTGCGGTCCCATCACGCCCGCCGGGAGGAACTACTCGACCGCTACCAGGCGGAAGCGGACATGCTGACCGCGTGGCGTGATGACCGGCTCGCCGGGATCGACGCGCAGATCGACCGGCTCGCTCTGTCGCTGGAAGGCTGGATGCGGTCCCGTTCCGACGAGGCGGGTGTGGCGACGGAGCATCTGCCCGCCGGGGAACTGTGGCTCCGCACCGGACGCTCGTCGGTCATGGTCACCGACGAGCAGGCCGCGTTCGAATGGGCAGTCGCGCACGACGTGAACGTCCGGGTCCGCAGCGAGGTCGACAAGCGTGCGCTCGCTGACGTGATCCATCCCGGCCCGCTGCTCGACGCTGCACCGCATGACCCGCCCGGTTACGACTACGCCGTGGCGCTCACCGCTGACGCTGAGGTCGTGCCCGGTGTCGTGCTCCGCCGTCCGTCCCGTCCCGCTTTCACTGTCCACCCGTACAAGGAGAACCACGATGAGTCTTGACACCGACCCGGTAGCCGCGGCTGCTGCCCACTACGACGGGGAACCCGTCGCCTCGTTCCACACTGACGCTTTCGACAACGATGACGACCCGGTCGAGGTCGCTGACCGGCTACCTGTCCGGCATGAGGCGGACACGCTGATCCCGCTCCGCGAGGAACTCGCAGGCACCGCAGCGATGGCGGTCACGCTCGCCCGTGCTCAGGTCGTCCCGGCGGCGCTGCGGAACCAGCCGCACAACGTGTTCGCCGTCCTCCTCACCGGCCGCGAACTCGGTGTCGCGCCGATGACCGCTGTCCGGAACTTCCATGTGATCGACGGGCAGGTCACGATCCCGCCGAAGTTCAAGATGGGCCAGGTCCGGAAGATGGGACTCGGGACGGTGTACCCGCACTCCGGTCCCCGCCGGATGCCGTGCCCGCGGCTCGCGGACCCTGAGCACGGCGGCGACTGTGCGGCGTGCCGCGGTGAGGGGTTCGTGGTGAAGGTCTGCCCGTGCGGCAGCAGCGAACCTGACAACGACGGGGAGCGCGCCGTCTGGCACGCCGAACGGAAGGACACGCCGGGGATCATCTTCACGTCCGGGTACTCGATCGAGGAAGCCGACTCGGCCGGGCTGATCAGCAAGTCGAACTGGAAGATGTACCCGGCCCGGATGCTGTCGCACCGTGCCGCCGGATACCTCCTCGATGACGCGTTCAGCGAGGTCGCGACCGGGCTGTACACGCCCGACGAGTTGGGTGCCGTCACTGACGAGGACGGGAACGTGATCGACGTCGACTCGACGGAGTCGCTGATCGCCCCGGCGAAGTCGACGGCGCCGCCCGCTCAGCCGGACGTCCTGGCCGAGTTCAAACGGCGGATCGCGAAGCTCACGCCCGAAGCGAAGGCCCGGCTCGCGGACGAGTGGAAGGCCCGCCCGGACCTCCCGAAGCTGGATGACTTGCGGTACACGCAGCAGACGGTCGTCGCCGCGCTCATCGCTGCCGCCGAGAAGGAATCGAAGCCTGCTCTCGAACCCGCCGCGGACGCAGCGCCGCCCGTGACACCGGAAGCCCCGGAGACACCCCTAGAAGCCGCTGTAACGCCCGACGAGCCGACGCAGGCCGTACCGCCGGTCCCGCCACCCTTCGACGCTGAGGGGCTGACCGACGAGGACGACGACATGGCATGGGCGGAACGCGCACCGGACGAGTGGGTGAGCGAAACGATCGAGGAGGTCACTGCGCTCGACGCGAAGGAAATGCGGAGCCGAGCGAAAGCCCTGTCGCTCCCGCTGACGGGCGGCGAAGCGACGATCCGCGTGGCGCTCACGTCCCGGCTGATCCGCCGCCGCATGGAACACGCCCTGTGAGCAGACGCCAGACCGGGACGCTGTTCTGGCTGCCGGTCATCCTCGACTGCGAAGACCTCGACCCGACCGAGACGCTCCTGCTGGTCGCGATGGCCGACCACATCGACGCCGACGACCAGTGCTGGCCCGGCATCGACACGCTCGCCGCCGCAGCCCGTGTCTCGTACCCGACCGCAAGCCGCCGCCTGAAGGCGCTCGTCGACCGAGGGTTCATCACACGGGAACGGCGGCACAGCCAGCACGGCCACCTGAGTTCGTACACGTACACGTTCGTCCGTGAAGCGTTCGGCCTAGTGATCAAATCGATCACTGGTCCAGCGCGCAAAACCGACCCGCCTAGCGCGCACCCTGATGGTGACTGGTCCAGTGATCACCCTGGTGCGCGAGGAACCACCCAGTCTTTAGAACCGCGTAAACAGAACCGCCCAACCCCTGCGAACAATGCTGCGAACAATGATGCTGTTCGCAAGGCGGCACGGCGGGTAGTCGATGACTGGTGGGAGGCACGGAAGGCCGCGGGCGTGTCCCCGGCGCAGCCGTACATCGCGGTCGTGAAGATCGTGGACACGGCACTGCGGAACGGTGTGAGCGTGAATGACCTCACGGCCGCGTTGCGGGACACGCCGACGGTGACGGGCGCGTCGTTGGAGTTCACGCTGTCGAAGCTGCGCGGCCGGGTGGGGCGTGCGGCGCCGAACGTGTCGTCGGCTGCGGCGGAGCAGATCGTGGCGGACTACGCGGAAACGAACGGGAGTCCACGCAACCGGCCGGGTAGCCCACTACCCTTGCCGCCGTGAACGCGGTCGAGGTCGAAGCTCTGCTGCTGCGGGTCGACGTGACGTACCCGCACGGGCAACTGTCCGAGATCGAAAGGCGGATGCGGATCGAGGAATGGCTCGACTCGTCCGCCGCGGCGTTCGACTGGCCGGACGTGGGGCGTGCCGCGTGGCGGCGATGGAAGGATCAGCGGGACCGTCCGCCGACTCCTCACCAGTTCTCCGAGGTGTGCCGTGCGGTGTTGCAGGCGCAACGGTTGGACCGGCCGCGGCTGACGGAGGCGGCGCTGACGGACGAGCAGGTCAGGCAGAACCTCCGGATGATCCGCGCCACGCGTGAAGCGTTCAAGGGAGCGAAGCTGTGACCGTCCCGATGCAGTTCACGCCCGGCTTCACCGTCACTCGCGACGGGAAGGGCAAGAAGGCGATCATCGAGGTCCTGTGCGCGGCGTGCGGCGACCGGATCGTGACGGCCGAAGCGAAGGACGAGGAACGTGCCCTCGCTCTCGCGGAGGACAGCCGGAAACGGATGGCGTGCTGCCGGTGCAGCATCCTCGCGATCGTCGCTGACGCGCTGGACGACGGGCACGGGACACCGGACGACGAGATGCCCGCTGCCGTTCAGGTGGTCGACGCGCTCGCTGCTGGCGGCTGGAAGCTCAAACGGGATCCGTGGGACCGATGAGCGACGACCGCTGCACGGCGTGCGAGGGGAACGGCTGGATCGACGACGCTGTCGCACCGGACGGAACCACGTTCGTTCGTCCGTGCGCCCGGTGCCGTCCCGCGCTGTACGACCGCTGGCGTGACGGGCATCTCGATCCTGGTCACACCTGCGAGGAGTGCCGGACCCGTCGTCCGCTGAAGTCTGCACCGAAGCCGTTCACGGTCGAAAACACGGAACCGGAACCGATACCGGAGGACGCGTTCTGATGGCCGAGCAGCAGATGATGAACACGATCGACGGCCGGGTGTCGTGCACGTCGCGGGTCATGTCGATATGGGAGCGTCCGCTGTTCACGGTCCGCTGCGCCGGATGCGGGACGGTGATGGCGTACGGGAACGACGAACCGCGGGCCGTCACGATCGCTGTCCACAACGGCGTCCAACGGCCGTGCTGCGACCTGTGGACAACTTCGTGAAGCGGTCAGGGTCGCTGCGCCGCGGGACACCGCTCCGGACACGACGCCGTTCGGGTCGCGCGGAGCCGGACCGGCCGCTGGCGACGTGGTGCCAGGCGGAGGTTCACCCGGCGGTCTGCACGGGACGCGCGTCGCACCGTCACCACATTCGCCGCCGCTCGCAGGGCGGCACGGACGGGTACGAGAACACGATCGACTTGTGCTCGGCCTGCCACGCGTGGATCCACGGACACCCGGCCGAGTCCTACGAGAACGGCTGGCTCACCCGGAGCGGCCAGTGAGCGCGCTCGCACCTGACGTCCGCGCTGAGTCCGTCACGTCCGAGGACGGCCGGTACAGGTTCCGGCTCGAACGGATATGGGACACCGCCCGCCCGCATCTCGTGTGGTGCATGTTGCATCCCGGCCTCGACGCGGTCGACTGGGACACCCGCAGCCTGACCCGCATCCAGCATTTCGCCCGGCAGTGGGGCTGGGGCGGCATCGTCGCGGTGAACCTGTTCGCGCTCCGTGTCTCCGACGCGTTCCTGTTGAAGCAGCACTGCGGTCCCGTCGGCGCCCGGAACGACGACCACATCGTCGCCGCCGCCCGCGACGCCCGAGCGAAGGCTGTGATCGCGGCGTGGGGGAACGGTGGCCGCTGGTTCGGCCGCGGCGACGAGGTCCGTGTCCTCCTCGCCGACAACGGGATCCCACTGTGGCGGCTCGGCGGTCCGCTGACCCGGTTCGGTCAGCCCGTCTCACCGCTGGTGATGCCGTACACCGGGCTGCCTGTGCCGTGGCCTCCCCCGACGATGGAGAACGCTGATGCGTAACGTCTGCGACCGCTGCAAACACGACTTCGATGACCGGCTGCCCGGCACCCGACGCAAGGTGACCGGCTGGGTCGTGGAACGCACTGACGGCGGCGCGAACGCGGTCCGCGACAAGAAGTACCTCGGCCCGGTGATCTGCCCGCCGTGCGGCAAGGAAATCGACCTCGGCATCGACCCGCACCAGGAGAGCCTCCTGTGATCCTCTGTTACCACCTGTCGGCTGCTGCTCTCCGCACGCTCCTCGCTCTCGTCGAGGTGTACGAGGCTGATGGGCGTGCCACAGTCCGGGACGTCGCTGTCGCCGCTGAACGGTCGATTCAGGCGACGCACGCGCAGTTGCGTGTACTCCGTGCCGCGGACTTCGTTACGTGGGAGGACGGCCGTGCCGGGACGCTCCGTCCTCTGCTTCGCCGCGTCGCATGAAACCGACGCACGCCGAGTTGCAGCAGCAGATCATCGACCTCGCCCACCTCCTCGGCTGGCGACATCTTCACGTCCGCCGCTCGATCGGTAAGGGACGGAAGTGGGTCACGACCACGAACGTCATCGGGTGGCCTGATCTGCTGCTGTGGAGTTCGCGGCAGCCGGGACGACACATCGCGATCGAAGTCAAGGTTCCCCCCGACAAGCTGGCGGAAGCGCAGCGATCCGTTCTGGATGACCTTGCCGCGTCCGGGTTCGAGGTGCACGTCATCACACCGGACACGTTCGACACGCTCGTCGCCGTGTTCGGTGTTCGCGTCGCCGAGCAGGCGATCACGGCTAGCTGGGTGAATGACCGCCAGTCCAACACGCCTACCGGGTAGTGGGCTACCCTGAGTCGATTCCCCTTGAAGGAGGCCACGTCATGTCCGAACTCGCTCCCGCCGCTGCCGCTGCGATGATGCGCGACCCGTACGCCCTCGGCAACTACATGGGCCGCGACGTGTCATCGACGTCCGTGAAGATCACGAAGGCAGGCGACGGACTGTCGAAGCAACTCGACATCGAACCGAAAGTCCTCGTCCCCGGCGAGACATACATGGTGCTACTCGAAGCGAAAGCCGGGTCGCACACGCACAAGGTGATCGAGAAGGCCGGGACGTGGGAACTGATCCAAGTCCTCGAAGCGCAGACCGTCACGTTCGTTGACGGTGAGGACATGGAGAAGATGCTCCGCATTGCCGCCGACCGTGTGCAGGCCGCGACGGAAGCAGCGAAGGGTGTGCAACGTCTCGACGGCACCGACGCCGCCGATCTTGAAGGCTCCACGATGTACGCGCCCGACGATGACGGGCCTGCGGCGTTGACGGCCGGGCAGCCGGAACCGGAGTGGGATGACGACTAACGGTTCCGTCGACATCGACGACGCTCACGCCGTGTCGTTCGCAGTGCGCCGGTTGCGTGTCATCGCGGACGAACTCGAAACGGTGAAGGACCGCCGCGACGCCCTGTACTCGGAACGCATGGCGCTCGTGTACCAGTTGCGCGGCACCGTCTCGCAGCAGGATCTCGCGTTGGCGTGCCGGTGCGGTGTCGACATGATCAAGAACATCTCTGCTTCAGCGCGCCGGAAAGGTACCGTGTAGCTCATGTCTGTGACAGGGACGTTGGCGTGCGAGTACTGCCGGGACGCTCCCGCGCTACGCCGCGTGGAGGTCCTCGTCGGCGCGCTGCCCGGTCGTGTCGTGCCGCTACTGATCGACGTGGAACCGCACCCGGACGGCCGGGTGATCGAACGGTTGGACGGCCAGTTCCGGCTCCTGTCGAGCCTGACGCGCCGCAAGGACGGTGTCGCCGGGTACCGGGTTCATGGGGCGTCGATGTACGGCGAGTGCGCCGGGTACGACCCCGAGGACGACTGAAACCGCAGGTCACACCGGCTGGACAGCCGGGTACACCGGGTGTACGGTGTGGGTAGTGACCAGCAAGGAGAACCCGATGGGTGCAGGACAGGCAAGGGCTAACAAGTTCAAGGGCGTGTGCGCCGACTGCGGCGGCGACGTCCCCGCACAGCAGGGCACGCTCGGCCGTGAGGGCGACAAGTGGATCGTCCGTCACCGTGACGGCGGCTGCGGCAACGCAGCGCAGCCCGCGCCGGTCGAGTTCGCCCCGACAGCAGAGCAGTCCGAGGCGCTCGCACTGTTCGCACGCGGTGAGAGCATGGTGATCGAGGCGGGTGCGGGTACCGGCAAGACGAGCACGCTGAAGCTGCTCGCAGAGTCCACGACCCGCACGGGCCAGTACATCGCTTTCAACAAGGCAATCGTGGATGAGTCCGCCGCGAAGTTCCCGGCGAACGTGGCGTGCAACACGGCGCACTCCCTAGCGTTCCGTGCGGTCGGCAAGACGTACTCGCACCGGATGAACACGGGACGCCAGACCAGCACGCAGATCGCAGCGATCCTCCGCATCGACCCGGTCACGGTCACCGTCGCCGGAGTCGAGCGCAAGACCCTCGCAGCCGGGTTCCTCGCCGGACGGGTGATGCAGGCCGTCAGCCGGTTCTGCCAGTCCGCCGACGACGAGCCGACTCGCCGCCACTTCCCGTACATCGACGGCATCGACCTTCCCGACGACAACGGGCACCGCACGTTCGCTAACAACGACGAGGTCGCCGCCCGGATGATGCCCGCCGTGCAGCGCGCATGGGCTGACCTTCAGAACCGTGAAGGCGCACTCCGGTTCGGCCACGACCACTACCTGAAGCTCTGGCAGTTGAGCGGCCCGAAGATCAACGCCGAGTTCATCCTGTTCGACGAAGCGCAGGACGCGAACCCGGTCATGGCAGCGATCGTGGCGGCGCAGACGCATGCACAGGTCGTGTACGTCGGAGACAGCCAACAGGCGATCTACGAGTTCACCGGGGCGGTCAACGCCTTGCAGAACATCGACTCCGAGCACCGGGTGTTCCTCACCCAGTCGTTCCGGTTCGGTGAGGCGATCGCAGCGGCGGCGAACGAGGTGCTCGCCAAGCTCGACGCCGACCTCCGCCTCATCGGGACGGACACCATCGACTCGGTCGTCGGGCTGATGGACCGTGAGGACGCGGTCCTGTGCCGCACGAACGCTCTCGCAGTCGAGACGGTCCTGAACTTCCAGGAGAACGGGCGGCGCCCGTTCCTCGTCGGCGGCGGTCTTGAAGTGATCCGGTTCGCGAAGGGTGCCCGTGACCTCATGGCGCAGGGCCACACTGACCATCCGGAACTGGCGTGCTTCGGTTCGTGGGAGGACGTCGAGCGGTACGTGCAGGACGACGCTCAGGGCGGCGACCTGAAGCTGATGGTCAGCCTGGTCAACAAGTTCGGGATCCCGACGATCCTGGCGGCGCTCGACTCGATGCCCGCCGAAGCCGACGCCGACGTCGTGGTTAGCACGGCGCACAAGGCGAAGGGCCGGGAGTGGGATCGGGTCCGGATCGGCGCCGACTTCCCCGTCGAAGCCGACAAGGTCGGCCCGGCAGAGTTGCGGCTCATCTACGTGGCGGTGACACGGGCGAAGCTGGCGCTCGACATGAGCAGCCTCGCTGAACTGTTCCCGCCCGCTGAAGACGAAGACGGTGACGACGAGGTCGATGACCGGCGGACCCGCTGGGTCGACGGGATCGAGGACTGAGATGGGCTGCTCGATCGACGGGTGCGAGCAGGTGCCGCGTGTCCGCGGTCTCTGCTCGTACCACTACAAGCGGTGGTCGTACCTCGGGTTCCCGCGGCGCTGGATCCCCGACTGCGACCCGGCATCCGTCCCTGTCGTGTGCGTATGCGACACGCCACGCCCGGACGTCATCGGAGAATGCGCGGTCTGCGGACGCCCGTTCAAGCCGTGCCTGGCTGAGGCGCGTGCCCTCTGGCGCCGTTACGTCATGACACTCGAATCCCGGTACGTCGACATGCCGAACACGACACGGGAGAAGGTCTGATGGGCTACAAGGACCGCCCGACCGTGATCGTGCTGCTCGGCTGCGCGGGCGTCCCCAGTGAAACGATCCGCGCCGTCATCCCGTCATGGTCGCCGCCGTGCTACATCGCCGCCTACAACCCGACCGTCGGCCTCACGTCACTGGAATGCACCCTGAACCCGGACCGTGCTCTCCGTCTCGACAGCCGCGCCGCGTTCGACCTGTGGCAGTCATCCCCGACCGTCGACCCGGTGCGTCCGGACGGGAAACCGAACCGTCCGCTCACCGGCTTCGACGTCGAGTTCACCCGCCTCGACCACCCGACCGTCCCGTACATCCGCCCATACCACGAGGAGAACCATGTCCAACAACGAGAAGTTCTCGACCGACTCGCTGACACGCGCGCTCGATCACCACGCCCGAGAGGACGCAATCGAAGGGTTTAGCCCGCCGCAGCCGGGTCGCCCGCTGTGGCTCATCCACGCGTCTGCTGGAACACATGAACTGACACAAGCGCAGGTGTACGGCTACTGCCTGGCGCTCGCCGATCTCGAACGGCGGTCATCCATGCGAGCCAGCCTGGACGTGTAGCGTCCTACCCGTGCCCGCCAAGAAACCGCCACGCTGGACTGAGTACGTTGACGTTGACGCGCTGATTCCTGACGAGCGAAACCCGAAGAACCACGCCGACAAGCTCCTTGACGAATCGCTTGCACGCTTCGGGTACACCGAACAGGTCATGATCGATGAACGCACCGGCAAACTCGTCGCCGGTCACGGCCGACGAGAACTGGTACTGCGAGCACGCGACACAGGCGCCGACCCTCCTGACGGAATCGTTGTGACAGCCGGGCGGTGGCGAGTCCCGGTGCAACGCGGCTGGGCGTCCGCCAACGACGACGAATCTCTCGCATACCTTGTGGCATCCAACCGGCTCGTTGAAACCGGAGGATGGGAACAATCGATTGCATCGACCGTCCAACAGTTGAGCGACACCGCGCTCGGCCTCGTAGGCACCGGCTATACCGAAAGTGATCTCCAACTGCTACTGGCCGAAGCCGAGGCGATAACCGCAAACGAAGGCGACGATCCCGACGCTGGGGTACTGCTTGCAGCGTCAGATGTCACGCTGGGAGAACCGCAGCACACGGTCGAACGTGGCGACGTGTGGAACGTGGGGAAGCATGTGCTCGTGTGTGCAGACGTTATGACTGAACATGCCCTGTGGGCACCACTGCTCGCAGAAGACGTGCTGTTCTGTCCCTACCCCGGTCCATATGTCGCTCTCGCTGGACGCATCGATGAAGTCGTGCTGCTGCTAGTCCAACCTGACACGTATCTCGCAGGCCATGTCGTCGACAAGTTCGCAGCGGTCAACGGTGAAGACGAGGTGAACCGACGGTGACGGTGCTGCAAACGACCGGCACATGGGATCCCGCTGACCGGCACACGTATTTCTTGGCTGGCGACGGGCGTCCGTCACACACCGGCTACCCACACCAGTACGTGCTTCTTGCTGTCAATGAGCTATGCGACGGTTCGGGCAATGTGAAGGCGAAGCAACGCGACCGGGTTGAAACGCTGCTGGATAACGATGTGCGTGTCGTGATCGATTCCGGCGTGTTCTGGCTAACGAACGAACACAAACGCGCTCATAACATCACGATGGATGCGGCCCTGTCCCTTGCCCCAACAGAGATCGACGGGTTCGACTGGCTGTGGTCGTCTTACCTTGCTGTGCACCGGCTGTGGGGCGACAAGGTGTGGGGATACATCGAACTCGACCAGGGCGGCGCCGACAACAAACGAAAGACGCGAGCCAAGCTGCACGACGAAGGCATTACACCGATGCCCGTCTACCACCCACTCAATGACGGATGGGAGTACTTCGACGAACTCGCGTCAACGCACGACCGTCTTTGCTGCGGCAACATCGTTCAAGCCCCCGCCCCGTTGAGAATGCGTCTCATCCATACCATCTCGGAACGCCACCGCGCGTATCCTGACCTGTGGGTCCACTTTCTCGGCTTCACACCGAACCAGTGGATAAACGCCCTACCAGTGGACTCTTGTGACTCGTCAACCTGGCTCGATTCAGTTCGCTGGGCGCCAGCGAAAGACTGGGTAATGAGCGCCGCTCTCGTGATGAAGCCCGTTGTGTCGCGAACTGTCACGGTGCGATGGACGTTCGACGGATGGCATCACTGGCCTGACGCACCATCGCACCGCGCGTATCTTGCCGACAGCCACCGCCACCTGTTCCACGCCGCAGTGACCATCTCCGTCGCACATGACAACCGCGACGTTGAGTTCCACGATCTGCAAGACACCGCGAAGGCGTGCACGCCGCCAGGTCGCGACTGGAAGGACTGGTCATGCGAACGCATCGCTGAACACGTCGCCAGCCAGATCTCTCGTGAGGTCGACGGCCCCATTGCGGTGTCGATCGGTGAGGACGGCGAGTGTGACGCCACGGTGACCATCGGATGATCGCCGTGTCGGTATGCCACAACTTCGAGACGGCTCACCGGCTGTTCGGGCAGGGACCGGGCGGGAAGTGCTGGAACCTTCACGGCCACTCGTTCCGCTGCGAAGTCGAAGTGACCGGCGAACCGGACGAACACGGGATGATCGTCGAGTACGGGGCGTTCAAGGCAGCCCTCCGCGGCTACGTGGACGACCGGCTCGACCACGGCGCCGTGCTTTCCACCGACGACCCGCTGTGTGCGCCTCTGCTGGACAGCGGCTGCAAAGTCCTACGACTGGCTCACGATCCCACTGTCGAAGCGTTAGCAGCGCACCTGGCGACCGTCGTGGACATCCAGATCCTCGGGACGCTGGCGAACGGCGAGCATTGCCGGGTGTCCCGCGTCCGGGTCGATGAGACGGCAACGAACTCGGCGACATGGACTCCCTGACCGTCTCGGAAGTGTTCGGTCCGACAATCCAAGGCGAAGGACCGTCCTGCGGTCGGTTGGCGGCGTTCGTGCGGCTCGGGCTGTGCAACCTCGATTGCTCGTGGTGCGACACGCCGTATACGTGGGACTGGACCGGCAAGAACGGCGAACCACAAGACCGAACAAGGCTCTACCGGGCAACACCCGAAGACCTAGCCGCTGAAGTGACAGCTATGCGTGTCCCGCTAGTCGTCGTGACCGGCGGCGAACCGCTCGTCCAGAAGGCTGCGCTCGGCCGACTCGTTGACACTCTCCACGGCTTCCATCTCCGGGTTGAGATCGAAACGAACGGATCGCTGCTGTGCCCGCCTGAGTGGCCTGTCCGGTTGAACGTGTCACCCAAACTTCGTCACTCTGGTGTTGACCCGTCATACGCGGCGACCGCGATGACGCTGTACCGCGATGACCCGCGCGCCGTGTTCAAGTTCGTCGTGGACGACGTGCTGTCGTTCCCCGAACTTGACGACCTGATCGACAAGTACGCCGTCGCACCGGAACGCGTGTGGGTCATGCCCGAAGGCCGCACCGACGGAAAGATGACCGGCAAGCGCGTCACCCGCATCGCTGAGTCCGCGATCACGCGGCGCTACAACGTGTCAACACGACTCCACGTTCTGCTGTGGGGCGACGAGAGAGGACGCTGACCGAGTGGACGTCGTAACCATCACCCTCGACGAAGTGGTCGCCGCGGCGACCAGCGTCGCCCACAGACACAACGGCAGCATCCGAAGCGTGTACGGCGTGCCGCGGGGCGGACTGTTCCCTGCTGCTGTCGTCGCGGGACAACTCCGGGTTCCCCTCAGTGCAACACCGGAACGCGGAACGCTGGTCGTGGACGACCTTGTCGACTCAGGCGCCACGCTGACTCCGTACACGCTTGATGCTGACCTGTACGTGGATGCCCTGTTCCGTAAGTCCACGTCGCCTTCCGGCATCGCTCCACACGCCGAACTGCGCGACGGCTGGCTTGTGTTCCCGTGGGAACACAACGACTCGGCCGGACCCGAAGACGCAGTGTTGCGGCTACTCAACTTCATCGGCGAAGACGCGACGCGTGAAGGGCTTGTCGACACACCGGGTCGTGTGTGTCGTTCACTCGCAGAGTTGACAGGCGGCTACAACGATGACCCCGCGACCATCTTGTCCACCGTGTTCACCGAGCAACACGATCAGATGGTGGTTCTCGATGGCGTCGAGTTCACGTCGCTCTGCGAACACCACATGCTCCCGTTCGTAGGCACCGCTGTCGTGGGGTACGTGCCTCGCGGCAAGGTCGTCGGGCTGTCGAAACTGGCTCGCCTGGTGGAGTGCTACGCCCGCCGCCTACAGGTGCAGGAGAGGATGACAGAGCAGATCGCTCTCGCCCTGATGACACATCTCGAACCTGAAGGTGCGGGCGTTGTCATCCGTGCTCACCATTCCTGCATGGGCTGCCGTGGTGTCCGCAAGCCGTCCGCCCGCATGACGACCAGCGCCCTTCTCGGTATCATGCGCTACTCGCCCGACGCACGGTCTGAGTTCCTCGCCTTCGCCCATTGACCGCTAGGTTGCACTGGGTGTACGGTGTGGGTATGGCGAACACCGCAGCGGCGCTCTCACGCTGGCAGAACAAGCCGCGTGCCTGCCGCGATGAAATCGCCAGCCTGATAGGTGAGCACAGCGTTCTGACTCCTGAAGTCAGCCGTGGCATGGTCGTCGCTGGCACAGCCGCAGAGGTTGCCGCTCAGTTCAGCGGCCCGGTCACGCTGGGTCCATCGAGCTTCACGGAACTGGACGATGTGGCCGACTCGTTCGCTTCGCTTGACGCTCCGATTCCCGCTGGTCACGTGCGTGTCAAGCTGTGGACGGTCGCCGCTGCTGGGCTGCCGGTACTCGCCAACGGCGACCATGACTTCTCATGGGAACGAGAGTGGGTCGTGGCCGGTGACTTCAACGGTGCCCCCGTGGTCGACGACGAGTTCGGTGATCCGGTCGTCGTCGTGCATCTCACAGCCCTGTTCTAGACACACGCATACACCGGGTGTACGATCAGGGCATGATGAATCATCTTGCTGACCACCAGTTCACCGACCACGACGACCGTATCGAGGACCACGCTGCCACGGGTCCTTGCTTTAGTTGCTGGTGCTATTCGTGTGGCGGGCGGATGGACCAGCCCCGTGTGACGCGACCGAACGACGTTGACCCCGAGAACGTGAGCCATGAGCGGTGCTTCACATGACCCGGCCGTGCGAGGTGCGCGGTTGTAGTGGAACCCTCCACGCGTACAACACGGTCAACCAGAAGGGCACCGGGGACCGCCTTCACCAGTTCGAATGCGATGTGAACTGGCGGCACCGGGCTTGGCTGATTGAGTCGCTGGACCAGTTGCACAAGACGCAGCCGACACGCTGGGACACATCGAAGCTCTAGACATGGCAGCTACACCTAGTGTACTGTCGGCGGTGACGGGAGAACGGCTCCCGGCGAAAGGTGGCTCCGATGGAGCAGACAGGTTCGATCACGAAGGTGGGAGAGTTCACCTTCGATACCGCGACCAGCACGGTCAGCGGTCCGGCGAAGTACATGCGGTCGAGCGAGTACGCGGCCTGCGTCCGGTCGATCGAGAACGGGACGAGCCATGTGTTCCGGGCCGGGGTGGAGCACTCACCGTCGGTCGAGGTGGCGCTGCTCGTCACGATCCAGACTGACTATGCGGGCTGGCACGGGATGCAGTCCTTCAACCGGATGCGGGGTGTGTCGTGAGCGTGAACCGCGAGAACGTGATCTGGCAGTCCGAGGACGGGACGTGGAGCCGTGGCTTCTACGACTACGTCACGACCGGCGATGACTACGAGTGGGACGTCGAGTATCTCGACTCGTTCATGTGGGTCCGCACCGGGCTGCGGTCCGAGGACGCAGCGCATGACGCGTGGGACGGCGCGAACCCCGGCGGCTACTCCGTCGCCCGCTGGTCCGAGACTCCCGAGTACACCGACCGGCTCGACGCGAAGGCGGCTGCGTTCAAGGCAGCCGGGAAGGGAGGTGCAGCCTGGTAGGTCACTGGCAGGTCGGGCACCGCACGCGCGGCGTCCGCCTCCTGCCCGTCCCGGAACACGTTCGGGGCGCAAGCAGACAAGGAGAACCCGATGGATACCACCACACGAAACGCGACTCTCACGGACCTCGCGGTGATGCTGCGCGAGCAGCACGCCCGGAAGCTCGACATGGTCGTGCCCGCCAGCCAGATCCGCTCGGAGGAGGGCGTCCTCGTGGTCGCCGGAGCCGAAGCGCAGATCGACCTTGACGGTGTCACCGTCGCCGACGGCGAGTACCGGCCGACGGTGATCTGTGACGAGGGGATCGCGGACAAGCTCGGCGTCCCCGTCGCGTACCTGAAGCGGATGCGCGAGTCCCGCCCGGACCTGTACGACGCCAACGTGAACGGCTGGCTGCACGGCTACGAAGGCCGTGTCGAGAACCTCGTCGTGACCGGCGAAGACGCAGTCGAAGCGGACACCCGGTCGTTCCTGCTCCGCTGCTTCCGCGGCGACGTCGGGAAGCAGGGCATCGCCCGTGCGTTCCTGTCGAACGGCTACAAGGTCATCGACCACCTCGACGTCCTCACCGCCACACTCGACGGGATCCGCGAGTCCGGCACGCCGGTCGACATCATCGGCTGCGACCTGACCGACCGGAAGATGTACGTCCGAGTCGCGGCACCCGAGATCGCGGTCCTCGCGCCGACGCTGCTCGCCGGGTACCGCTCACCGGCTTTCGAGCACGGCCGCGGCCGTGACGCCTGGTCCTCGATCGACCGGATCCGCGAGGTCGCCGCGCGTGAGGGGAAGGGCTACGAGCCGGGGAAGGAGCCGGTCGTGTTCGCCGGGTTCGAGATCAGCAACAGCGAGACGGGCGGCGGCGCATCGACGATCACGCCTCGCCTGATCGTGGAGATCTGCCGGAACGGGTTGAAGATCCAGCAGGACATTCTCCGTGCCGTGCATCTCGGGTCGAAGATGGACGACGGGATCGTCCGCTGGTCCGATGACACGCAGCGGAAGCAGTTGCAGTTGATCACCGCTCAGGCCCGCGACGCGGTCGCGACGTTCCTCGACGTCGAGTACGTCAAGACGGCTGTCGGCCGGTTGGAGGCGAAGGCGGGCACGCCGGTCCGCCACGCGGCGGAGACAGTCGAGACGGTCTGCAAGACGCTCCGGTTCAGCGAGGAGCACACCGCGGGCGTCCTCGATCACTTCATCCAGGGCGGGCAGATGACGGCGGGTGGCGTGATGCAGGCGGTCACGTCGTTCGCTCAGACCATCATGGACGCCGACGACGCGGCAGCGTTCGAAGCGCAGGGTGTCCGTGCACTGGAACTCGCGGCACAGTCGTAGCCGCTAGGTCGCTCGACGGCCGGGTTCTCGTATCGCCCCGAGACCCGGTCCGTCGAGCATTCAACTTGTCCGAGGGAGAACTGATGATGGAGGGAGTCGAGTTATGCGCGAGGTGCCGAGGGGAACGCCGGGTCGTCCGGAACGGGCTGCCGGTGAAGTGCCCGGCCTGTCATGGGTCTGGCTTGTGGTCGCCGTCGCCGTTGGAGCCGTCGCGGCGGGTGCGGCTGGTGTGGCTGTCATCTGGATCGCGGGCGTCGGCGGCTGGTTCCGGTTCACCGTCGCGCTGCTGATCGTGGGGATCTGCGCGCCGATCATCCACAGGTCGCAGCCGTGACCGCCGCCGATGACGTGTTGTCTCTAGATGAATGGCTCTCGATCGCCTCGGCCATCGGGCGCGCCGAACGTCAGATGCGGTCGCTCACCAAAGTCGGGGATGTGCGAGCGGAGGATCTGTCTCTGCTCGACGATGCCTGGAATCATCTATGGCGGATGCGTCGGGAAGGGCGCATCTAATGAGCACGCCGGGTCCGGCTTCGCGGCTGCGGACGCTGTATCGCCGCCGGGAGTGGCTGAAGGACAGGCTGACTGGCGATCTGACACCGGGCGCTCACCGTGCCGCTGCGGAGGAGCTAGAAGCGTTCGAGTGGATGCTCCCGATCGTTGAGCAGGTCGTCGTGAACGTCAACGCTGAGGCGTACGACGTGAACAGGCAGCGCGTCGAGAACGGGTGGCGTGTCGTGGCGAAGCGCGCTGCGAGGTTCATGTTCAGCGTCGACATCGAGGAGTGGGACCGACTCGTGTCGGGTGTCCCGCCGCAGGTTGAAAGGTCGCTCCGTGGCGACGTGGAACGCTGTCTCGCTCGCGCGAGCGGCGCATCGCCCCCGTGGCACAGGCAGATGCCGTAACGTTTCCGTAACGACGATATGAGGGCGAGCGGCCCGGCCAGCGACGACGACGTCCAGGCCAGCGCCACGCCGGGCGAGACCATCGTGTCCGCCGGGTGCTTCACTCGCTAGACCTCGGCGTAACCGCGCTGCCCCGACCGACCCTCGGAGGGGACAGTTGCGCCGATTCCTAGCCGTATCCTGCTTTGCCGTTCTCGTGTTCGGAGCCGTAGCGGCTCACCACCCGCAAGCCCCGACAGCGTCCGTGACGGCCGCAGCGCCGGGTAGCCCGTTCCCGCCCGTCTGGTCGCTCTCACAGGCACCTAGCGCCGTATCCGCGGCTTCCATGACCGCAGCCGGGATACGAGCACGGGACGTGGACCGCTGGTACGCGACCGCCGCCGCGGACGCCCCGGTCGTGTACGAGATCCGCGGCAAGAACCGGGTCGTGTCGCTACCGCGGAAGTCGGACACGCCCACGACGACGGCGGGGAACGGGACGTGCGGCGGCGACCTCCCATCGTGCTCGATCATGCGATGCGAGTCCGGCGGCAACACGACCGCGGTGAACCACAACTCGATCCGCCCGGCCGGTAAATGGCAGATCACGACCGGAACGTGGGGCGGGTACGGCGGCTACGCGACAGCGGATCAGGCGCCTGAAGCGGTGCAGGACGCGAAGGCGCGGGAGCTATGGCGGGGCGGCGCCGGGCGAGGCCAGTGGGCGTGCCGCTGACTGTTCACCGGCCGTTCGTGGACAGGTTGTGGATATGACCGTTTGCCGGGTCGGGTAGCTGGGTACACTCGACGGGCGTGGACATGTTCACCGCCCGCGAAGTCCGTGTCACCGCCGGGCTAACCCCGGAGGCGCTCGACTACTGGACCCGCACCGCTCTCATCGTTCCCGACGGCGGTCTGTACTCGGCCCGGTCGCTGAGCCTCGCTGTCGTGCTCGCTGAGGCGTCCCGGCTCGGCGCTCCCGGCATCACCCTCGCTCGTATCGCTGCCCGCCTGACGGGCGAGCCGCACGAGTGGCCGGACCTGTGGATCACGTCGCACGGCGAGGTCCACTTCGACGACGACGCGCCCGCGTCGATCGTGCTGCACACCCGCCGGGTGCTCGCGCACGCCGCGCCGATGCTGCACCACGCCCTCTCCGCCGCGTAGCCTCAGGGTTCGCCGACCCGTGTCTCCTCGGGGACCGGGCTGCGGAGGCCCGCCCGCCGTGGCGGGCTTCTGCGTATCCCGCGCCGGGCCGGGTGTGGACATCTACCGTTCCGGGTGTGGACGTGTGGGCGGACCTCGGCGACGACGAGCTTCGTGCACGCCTGTCGGCCCGGCTGTCTGACGCCGGGTTCGTGGACTGGCTGGTGTGGCAGCGCGAGAACGAGGACGTGATCCCGCACCTCGCCGCCGTCCTCGCAGATTAGGACTGGACAAGCCCGTACACCGGGTGTACGTTGTACCCATGACCACGAAGGAGACTCCGATGGAGACCACGACAGCGAAGAACCCCGGCGAGCAGGTGCTCGTCGATGCCGGTATCACCAGCCCGACTGCATGGCGAGCCTTCAAGGCCGAAGCCCACTACGTCATGAACTGCACGGGCGGCCGGTACTCCGACGCCATGCGGACCGCCGTGAGCCACGGCCTGAATGACCTCACCAGCCCGGTAGCGCAGGGCATCGTGGCCGAGTGGGCGGCGCAGGACATCAACCTTCCCGGCACGCCTGAGCGTGACCTCAACGCAGGCTGGGGGCTGTGATGAGTGCGAAGCCGAACTGCCCGTTCTGCGGCGAGACCGGCCGTGAGCGCGATACAGACCGCGAGCCACGACCCATGTGGGTTTGCGCGGGTTGCGGAATGACATGGGACGAGGCACGGCAAGCGGCGAAGGAGGCGGCGCGCTGATGCCGCGGGGTCTACGAGCCGCGGTGCTGAACACCGAAGCGGCGATGCGCGAGCAGGCGTACGTGACGATGATCTTCGCCGCGGAGGCGTGGCTGCCCGCTGCGTGCTGGTGTGACACGGAGATGATCGGGGTGCAGCAGCGCGAGGTCTGGTGGGGCGTGACGCGGTCCTGCGGCCGTCCGCGCTGTGTGCACCCGGAGACGGGCGAGCAGCGCCTCGGGATGGGCGTCAGCCCGGCGGGCGTCGTGTACGACGTCTCGTGCCTCGAATGGGACGGCGTCGGCCTGTACACGTCGGGACGGTCGGGCGGTCCCGTCGGGCCACGGAACCCGGCACGCGTGCTCGCCCGCCGTGTCCGGAGAAGCGACGGAGACGCCCCTGTGTGCGCCCCTAAGCGCCGCGAGGCGGCACACCCGCCGTACCGGGCACCGAACCGGGTGCAGACGGCGAGACAGGGACGGCAGCCGGACCCGGAAGTCGCTCGGCGTCGTGACCTCGTCGCCGGGCTGTACGAACTCGGCCTCGGGTACCGCGAGATCCACGCCCGCCTCGAAGCCCAGTTTCCTGGCGTGTCCGTGGCGGCGATCCAGCAGGACTTCCAGCTTGTCCGCGGTCGTGGCGTGTTGGCGGGAAGATGGACTGGACAGCCAGGTACACCGGGTGTACATTGAGCACATGGAGAAGCCGATGAGCATGAACAGCGAGAAGTCCACGGTCAGGGTGCAGCCGATGTTCGGCTCCAACAGCCGCTGGTACGTCGAGGTCGAGACGGTCCGCACCATCAAGGGTGCCACGACAGTCGAGTACCGGACGGCCGGGAAGTTCGCAGCCAAGTCCGTCGCAGACCGGGCAGCCGCCAAGGTGGCAGCCGAAGTCCACGGGACCGTCCGATGAGCGTGACACCGCACACGGACGGCATGATCCGCGTCCAACACGACTCACTCCCGTACGGGTACGCCGACGGCTACCTGACCGACGACGGCCTGTTCGTCACCCGCCGCGACGGCGCCGGATGGCTGTGGGACGTGTGGGCCAGCGTCGAAGCGTTCTGCACGCACCGCAACAACCCGGCGGCACTCGTCGCCGGGAACATGAACCTCGCCGCCGCGCTCGCGGCAGCGACCGAACAAGGAGAATCCGATGGATGACATGACCATGACCGCACCGGGCGTAGACGCCTGGTTCCGTGAGGAAGGCCGGTCGCCGTTCCAGACAGCGGTCGCGTGGTGCCGCCTCGTAGACGCCGAGAACTCGGTGAACTTCGTGACGGGCACGCTGAACCATCCCGCCGTCGAAGCACTCGCCGCGCTGCGCCGCGAGGTGTGGAACCTGCTCTCGGAGCAGACCGCGTCAGACGCCGAGACACGCCAGATGTTCCTCGACCGTGCCCGCAGCTACGTGAGAGGCGAAGACCGATGACCCGCACGGTGAACGTCCCGCTCCGCTGGCTGCCCGGCACGAACGGCACCCAGTGGGCGAACGCGAAGACCCGCAGCAACCTGCTGGTGAAGGTCACGTTCCACCCGTCGTCGGGTTACACGGTCGAGGAGGTCGACGAACTGACCGGCCAGCCGGTGAAGACGCTGTCCGGGTCGTTCGCGACGCAGGCCGAAGCCGTCATGGCGTACGGGTTGGAGGCACCATGAAGACCTACGAGGTGGACGTGACAGCGCAGGCGCTCCGGGTCATGAAAGTCCGGGCAGCGTCAGCACGCGAAGCGCTCGAACTGGCGTCGCTCCGTATCCGAGGGCGTTCCGGGCCGTGGACGATCGACTTCCCCGGCGTAGAGGACGAACACTTCACAGTCAGCCTGGACGGCGAAATCCTCGGCCCGAACTCCGAGGGCGACTTCAGCGAGTACATGACCTACGACGATGAGGAGCAGCAGGACGATGACGACGAAGACGCCTGACGGGCTGGCCGACGTGAAACGCGCGGCGCGGGCTGTCACCCGGATCGAGACACGCCTCGACACAGCGAAGGCGATCCGCGACGCCGCGATCGCTGACGCGTTCTCGTCGGGGGTCGGGACACGCCCGATCGCTGCGGTGACGGGCCTGTCGAACTCGGGTGTCCGCAAGATCCTCGGCATCGGCAGTCCACAGTGAACGTCGAGATCACGGTCGACGTCACCGTCGCTGATGATGCTGATGTCAGCGCGCTCGGTGACGACCTGTTCGGGTTCCTCTGCGATGATCCTGACGACCTGTTCCCGGCCATCGAGACGGTCTGGTCATGGCGCGGGCGGACGCTGCCGTGACGATCACGTTCGAGCCGCTCCCGGTGCGTCCGCTCCCATCCCGCGTCGAGGCACGCGAGGCACGCCAGCGGGTAGCGGCGGAGATGCGCCGCCGTCGCCTGTGGACGAAGGCGGAGACACGGGCGTTCTACGATCGGCTCGTGCACCACGACAAGCTGCGTCTCGGGCGCGCTGTCATCGACGCGATCAGCCAGGCCGGACGATGACGACGCCGTCCAAGAGCCGATGGGCGCTCGATCCCGTCGTGGCGGTCGGGATGATCGTGGCGGTCCTCGCCGCGTGGCTGCTAGTCGAGTTCGTCCTATGAGACCTCAGGTGTCGGCGCCGCTTTAGCGGTACCGGCGATAGCACCCGAGGGGAGGTGAAAGCTCATGCCGTTCCACAGCACCATCACGGACAACATCGCGGGTAACGCGGAGGCGTCCAAGCTGGCAGCGACGGGACTAGTGGCGCTGCTCATGGCGTACGCCGGTCGCGTGATCGTGAAGCGCAAGGATCTCCGCGCTGACGAGACGTTCGACGCCGCCTGACAAGTTCGTGGTGGCGGCTCTCCTACGTCGGGGGACTGCCGGGGAGCCGCCATCACCGCACCGCTGGACAGATCCGTACACCGGGTGTATATTGACGGTATGGAGACGCCGATGAGCACGCAGATCGAGCAGGCAGCAGCAGCCGCAGACTTCGGTGAGCCGACCGCCCGCAAGGCGGGGCGGGATACCCGCTGGCCGTATGTGCCCGTGCTCCTTGTGGAGGGACGGCAGGCGCAGATCCGGGGACTCGCCTACGAGACCCGCGCTGAGGCCGTCGAAGCAGCCGAGCGCCACATCACCGCAGCACGCCGGACACTGGCGGCCCGCCTCGCTGAGCCTCGCTGTCGGGCGCTCCGCGAGCAGTACGGGCTACCCCGCGACATCCGCTAGCCGACCGGCTCGCGCCGTGTAGCGTCCTACCCCGATGCCCGGCGCTACTCGTTGCCCGTTCGCTGCATGGCGACCCATCTCCGCGAACTACACGCCCCGCGGCCGCAAGACGATCCGAGGGTTCGTCCCGCACGTACAGGTCGGATACGGATCACTATGGGAGTTCTTCAACACCCCGAAGCCGCCCGGCCAGGGCGCGTCCGCTGACTTCTGGTGCAGCCAGTCCGGCGTCCTCGAACAGTACGTCGACCTTCGCGACGCAGCATGGGCGCAGGGCAGCACGACGCACAACGGGAACCCGTACATGGCGTCCTGCGAGTTCGAAGGCCAACCGAGCGAACCGATGACTCCCGCTCAGATCCAGATGGGCGGACATCTCATCGCGTGGCTGCGCGCCGAGAACGCTGACTGGCCGCTGGTCATCTCGTATGACCCGAACGCTGCGGGCGTCATGCCGCACCACGTCTTCGGCGGCGGACACACTTGTCCTTGCCCGCCGTCCGGCCCGTGCGTCCGCGAAGCTCAGTTCCCCGACCTCGTCGCTGCCGCGTCCGGCCCGAAACCACCACCTACACCCGTCCCGGCACCGCCGGTCAACCTAGAGGACTACCCCGTGAACTTCATTCTCAGCGACAGCGGTCGGGGAACTGAGCTTCG